CGGCGGAGGGAAAACCTGCCGAAACACATAGCGCCCGTAGCCCAGCGGATAGAGCGACGGGCATCGGCGCACCTCTTGACCCACCCTCCCGAAAAGTATAGATTCCAGACCACCAGCGCGCCCGTAGCTCAGCCGGATAGAGCGTCGGACTTCGAATCCGCAGGCCGGGGGTTCGAATCCCTCCGGGCGCGCCAATAAATTCAAGGGGTTAGGCGATTCGGCCTAACCCCTTTTAATTTTGTTTCCCTTATATCTACCCGGATCAAATCAGGAATGAGGAGTGTAGCCGCGCGCGAGGTTTGAGACAACTTTGCGCGAGGTTTGAGACAAGTCGCCGCTGGCGGCTTTTTGATTGGCACAGTAATTGCTATTATTAGATAGCGGCGGCTTATTCGTTAAAGCGTCTCTAAACGGTCAAAAAAGGGTCTTTCACCAGTTTTTAATGATGAGTTCGACGGCCTTTTTCGGGGCTGTTTTTCCGATGGTGTAGTTGATCGCCACCTCACTTATAGACAGCCCTTTAAACGCCTCGCGCATCTCCCTGCAATCCCCCACAGAGATCACCATCCGCCCCTTGATCGTGCGCGCCAACTCGGCCATGCGCCGGTACTCGTCGAGGCCAAACTCAAGCCCATAATCGGCTGTGCCCCCTCGTTTGTTGTTAGGCTCCCTCTTGCCGTGTGCACGGTGGGGAAGCCTTGGTCGGCTCACGGGGTATGTCCGTGGGTTTGACGGCCCAAAGCGAGTTCACGCTCGCCGAGGGCCGCTTCCTCTTTAAATTACCTGTAAAACACCCTCCAGAGGCTCCTCGCCGCCCATCAGGGTCTTAACGATCGCGCGAAAGGTATATATGGTCCCCGGAGCCGCATCGGCGGGCACGGTGATTTTCGCAACAACTCCCTTGAAATTCTGAGCGTAAGCGATTTCCGCGACCTGCGCGGCCGGAGCATCCTCCGGAGAGACCTCGAGCTGCTCGACGCTGACGATTTCCGTCAGCCGGTCGCCCGCGGCCAGCAGGCCGCTGTAATCAAACTCCCTCGGGTACGAGGAGCCGGGGGAGGCGGGTAGAATCTCCAGGCACTTTGTCATTTTTTACCCCTTCTCAGGGCGCGCCAGACGTTCAGGCGCTTGGCCGTCCACCTTTGCGCGGCAACAAGCCGGGCGGAGGGAAAACCTCCCAGCCCGCGCGTAACCAGCAACCCTAAGCGCCGTCTGTTCAACGGTCGAAGACCCATAGGCATCAGACCTCGTTTGCCCCCGTGCCGTGATATTCGCCGGGGGGCGGAAGCGGCAAATCCCTGTTGTTGTTGGTGAAGACGCGCCTCTTCGAGATTCTTGCGCCGGTTCCCTTCCGGTAGACGCACAGATACAGCTTCCCCTCGAGGAGTTCCATCTTTTCTTCACCGTCCGCCATGTCATTCAGCTTGGTGATCCCCGCATTGTCCGGCGCAACGTAGTTGTCCACGCTGGCCACCACGGCGTCGACGTTAAAGGCATGGTCGCCCTCCGCTTTATCGCCGGTGGCGAAAACCCCCTCTATGTGGACCGCGTACTGCCCTGCCAACTCCTCGGTGTTTATTTCCCCGCCGTAGTAGCCCGTTTTGCCGTTTTGCTTGACGGGCGCGGGCAAATCCACCCATGCGCCTCCGGGGGTTCTCAGCTGCGCCGCTACCGCCACGGGGTCCGCCGGGCCTTCCGCGTCGTAGAAGTTGAAAGAGTAAAACACCGACACCCCGGACTTGAATATGCCCAGATAGCTCATCTTACTCCCACTCCTCCCCCGCCCTTTGTTCCCGCGAGTCTTATAGTAGCGTAGCCGTAGTTTCCGTCGATCGACACGGTCAATCCGTCCTCGTCCACGGCTCGCGTGTGCAAGGTGAACGATTTGGAGTCGATAACCGACGCCATCTTGCCTATCATCCAGGCGGGAAGCGGCACATTCAGCCGGTCGACCGTCTGGTGAAAATCCAGTACTACAACGACGTCTGCCCCGTCGAAATACCACGCGAAAACCGTGGCCTCCGGAAGCACGGCGGGGTTGAAAAGCGCCCGGTAGCAGATACCTTCCACCTGCGTCCCGGCGGGCATGACGCCGTCGGGATAGGCAGAGCCCGTAACGGCCTCCGGGTACATTTTGCGGGTATCTTTGACCCACAAAGCTTCATCGACGAGGGCCTTGCGCAGCAGCGGAATGCCGACACCGCGAAGCTGCCCGTAACCCACCACGTGGCCGTACTCGGCAACACCGCCGTTCTTGACGATCTGGGCCAGCCTTTCGGGCGGGTCGTTCGTGGAGAGCCACTGATCGTCGGTGCAGTAATATGTCTCGACCTGGGCCGTGGTGTCCTCGCCAGCGGCCCAATTCCACAGCTTCAGCGCTCCCTGCCACGGCTTCACCTTGGGTATGTACTGGATTATGTCTTTCCCGGCGAAGCTGAGCCCGCCCGCCTGCGTAAGCCCGAAATAGCGGAGCTGCACGTCGTTTCGCGCCCTCGCCCTTGCGTAGACGGTGCAGCTGCCGTTCGCAGCGTAGGTCCACGTCGTGGTGAGGCGAAAATCCGACTCGATTGAAGGGGCGTTGAACGACGGTTGAGAGGCGCTTCCGACCTGCGAGCGGACATAGTTCAGCACTCCGACCGGGTTGGCGATGTCGTAGGCGTCGGAGAGGCTGAGGGTCTCGCAATAGTAGATCCCGTCCTCGGTTATTTCGGCGCGGCCATCGAGCCGGATAGCCTTGATCTGGCGCTGAATGATGGGGCGAAGCTGCTGGCCCGTGGTATCCGCGGTGACGGGAATCGGGTCGGTGTGGGTCGCTCCGGAGAGGTGATTTAAAAAGGTGTTGGCAAGCGTCGCCAGGGAAAAATTCCAGATGCCCGCCGCGCCCGTATCCTCGCTCAGCAGCCAGAGTTTGTTTGCGTCCACGATCCGCATGATCGTCCACGTGTGCCCGGCTCCGGTCCAGGTCGAACCGACGTCCTCTACCGTCTTGCCGTGACCCGCCGCTGTGACCTCATGGAGGAAGCTGGGGCCGTGGCGGCCGCCGATGTAAGTGCCGTTGTAGTAGGCCGGGGCCGCGTCGTCGCCCTGCATCACCATCACCTCGCCCGAGATGAAGGCGACGAAGGTGAGTTCGTGCACTGTGTCGGCTGGAATCAGCGCGGCGCTTTTCGGCGTTATGACATCGTTTTCGAAAGCGAGACCGGCTGTGTACTCGATCTTCTGCACCAGGTCAAAGGCCGCAGACCAGGCCGTCCTCACGTAGAGGTAGCCGCCGACCTTCTGCACCAGTATCCCGCCTTTTTCGGCGGAGAGGCCCGGCATGCGATAGGGGGTGTCCGCCGCGCGGGCGATTTCGGCGGAGACGTGAGCGGTCTTGACAACCTTCTTCGGCGGCAGCGTCGGGGACTCGAAAGCCGTCTTGACCGGCCCTTCCTCGAGCTGCACTCCGCCGATGATGCGGTTGTAATCCCCCACTGTGTGGGCGAAGTAGTTTGACCGCAGCTGCACATAGGCGATCCCCGAGCCCACGGGGTTAGTGAAGGTGATCGTGCGGTAGGCGTCCTTCCAGCTGACTCCGGTCAGCGGGGTCGGCGCAATCGGGTGGAGCCCGAGATACGCGCCCGCCGCGTTGTAGCAGTAGACCATCTGCTGGTAGCCGATTTCCTCCGGAGCCATCGAAAAGGTGTAGGTCTTGCCCTCTTCGACCGGCTGTTTGCCGAACGCTATTGAGTCGGCATAGGGAGCCTGATCGCCGCTCGCATTGACGTAGTAGCCGTTGGCGGCCGCTGCGACAACGAACAGGTTTTTGGAGTAGACGGTGTCGAAGGCCTCCAGGGCGGCGGGCAGGTCGGCCGTGGCTCCCTCGAGGGCGGTGATCCGCGCGACCTCGCCGACAAGCCCGGTCACAGCGGCCTGCGGAATCCCGGCGGACGGGGCGACGGTCGTCGGCTCGAAGTAGACGTAAGCGCCAGCCTCGGGAGCCGCCGAGAGGGTTATCTTGCCGTCGGGGGCCTCGGAGTAGTCGGATACGTCGAGGGGAGCGGAATTGGGGTTGTTGATGTACGGGTAGAAAGTCGCCGACTCGATAAGCATGAAGCCGGTAACGATAAACCCCTCGCCGGTGTGAACCGGGTAACGGTGGAGTCCGTACCCTATAATCGCCCCAACGTTCGAAAGAGTTACGGGGATGTCGACCCGCCACAACCCGCCTCCCAGATCGGTATAAATAGCCCCTGCGTAAAATATCTCGCCGCTGACCTTGACCGAAAAGTCGGCGGTCGGGTCCGTGTGGGCTCCGACGACCGGCTTCGACAGATCGTTCATCTTGACGAAAAAGCTGCAGGCGTAAAGGACGCCGACGGCCAATGAATCCACCGTTACCTGAGCGTAATCCGTCTGCTGCGCGGCCGGGAAAACGACGCCTCCGGCGAGACCATGATCGGTGAGGTTCCCGATTGTCACTCCCCCTGAGCGCCACGGGCAGTGCGACAAGCTGGTCGGCTGGGAGCGATAATTTTTTATCCGCCTCGTGATTTTCGACAGGGTCTGTTTACCCTGCCAGCCGACGCGAATGAGGTTGCTGTCGAGCGCGCCGAGCTTGAGCGGGTAGAAGCTGGTCGTGACGCCATCGCCGAGGAGCGAGATAAAGGTCGTGGCCGCGCGCGGCTCGTGGAGTTGCTTTTTCACCCACGACCCCGCGCCGGAAGCTCCCTGCTTGCGGTATACGGCGTTGTTGGCCACGGTCGGGTCGTCTACCACGATGGCGACGTCGCCGTCGGCGGGGACGAGATCCGCGTTCATCTGCGCCAGAGTGTCGTAGGATTTTACGGCGCCCATCAGGAATCCTTCCCGCGCGGGTCGATCCAGCCGAGGGTGGAGATATGGTAGTCGCCAGTGGCGTATTTCGCGCGTACCCGCACCTGGGCGCTGTCGGTGGGCATCCGGCACTGCATGAAGACGCCGGGGTCGGCCCCTGCATTTTCGAGGATCGAGACCGAAAAGACATCCGCCCCGTCACCCTCGGCCACCGACGTCGGCACCGCATCCGCGAGGAGCGGGGAGGAAAGTATAATCGGGTTGTGGCGCTGCGTTCCCGAGTTTTCGCGCATCGAAAAGTCGAAGACGGCGGTCATTCCCGGTTGCGACGGCATCGAGAGAGCGTGCAGCGAACCGGCGGCGGAGAGTGCCGCGGATACCACGTCGCAAACCGGGGTTTTCCAGTAGAAATTATCCCCGCGCTGAAGGAAGAGGCCGATCTCCGCTCCTGTCCAGTAGATCATGCCGAGATGGCGGGTTTTGGTGTAGCCCGCCGCGTCGGTGAGGAGATTGACGGCGTTGTCGGCGGTGTCGAAGCCCACGTCCACCGTGCCGTCCACCTTCGCTATGGCGAAGACGTGAAACCATTTCGCGCCCACAAGGGTTGTGGCCGTCGCTCTCCCGCCCTGCCCCGTGCCCGCCGCCCACACGGCATCGAGGCGCTTGGTCGTGGCCGCCAGCACCATTACGAGAGAGGCCGCCTTATCCACGCACTTTCCCGCCGAGACGCTGATGTCGTGGGTCGGGTCGCCCACGGCGTTTGAGAGGGTGGGGATGTCTGTTTTTTCGACAAGCCCAAGCGCGGCGATCGCCCTGACGGCCTGCAGCACCTGGGTCAGGTCTTCGCTGTCCGGATTGAGACCCGCCCCTTCTATCAGGTTGATAATCTCTTCCTGCGGGTTGTTGAAATCGGCGGCCTGGGCGTAGGAAACCGGTATCCCCAGACCGGGGTTCCCGTCCGTATGGAGTCCTGCTATCGTTCCAGGCGATGTCGTTCTGTCCATTTTAAATCGCTCCGTAGGTGAAGTTGACGCGGCGCGTGGCGCGGTTGTGTTTTTTGACGGCGGCTTCGAGATACTTATTCCCCCACTCCCGCAGGGGAGTCCCCATTGCGCTGCCCATCGGAAAGCTGTTCGTGACGGGCGTCGCCGGGAGGTTCAGGGTCCAGTCGTAGCTTCTGCCGGTGCCCACCGCCGTACCCATCGGCGAGCCCATGCCGAACCCGGCGAAGGGGTAATTGGTGATTGTCGCCGTGGGGTAGCCGTAAGCCGCGGCGAGGGCGAGATATCTCTTGCGGGTGATCCCCCCTTTTACCGAGAACCTGGACAACAGCTGTATTTTCAGCTCGGCGTCATCCGCCGGGGGCGGCAGCGCCGGATCCGGCAGGGCGTAGATTCTCGCATAGTCGTAAAGAAGCCCGTCGGCTTCGTCCGCGAACATCTCACGGAGAAGGGTGTTCGCGCGCTCGTCGACACGGCCGGGGGCCGCGCCTAGCGCCGTGAGGAGCTTGAAAAAGACCGTGTCCTCGCCCCTCGGCCACGCGAGGCCTGGGGGAAGAAGCTGGGCGAGCGCTCGGGCGTGTTCAACGGACATTTATTCGCTCCACGCGACCGTGCCGAGAGTCAGCATGTGGGCGTAGCCGCTGGCCTCTATGTCCGCCGCCGGGAGTATGATGTTGTAATCCGTCAGCCCTTTCGCCTTGCCGATGGCCGTGCGGCACCGGCTGAGAGGCATCTTCATTTTGGGTTTTGGAAACCGCTTAAAGAGGTCTTTAAGCTCCTGTAAAATCGCCTCTCTCACCTCCGCCGAGTCGGGCGAGTAGATAAGAAAGTTCACCGGCTGCGGGATCGGCCCCCTCACAATAACCGTGTCCGTTTCCGGGGCGCGGCCGGGGTCTTTGATGTAGGCCAGTACGCGCGCGATCGTTTCCGCCGAGGGGACGATGGGCGAGGAATTGTCGTCGACGATTATCACCGTCGTCGCCGCCGGGTGAGGGTAACAGGAGTGAACGAACGCCCGAGTGACGGCGGGATCGGCCTCCCTCGCCCACCTCTCGTAATCGTGGGGAGCGCCGCCGTCGGGCTCTTCCCTGATCGCCTGCAGGTAGCGCGACAGAAGGTCTTCGTCGAGTTCGGTGTCTGCGCCGCCAAGAATCCCCGGCGCGGCGACAAGGGCGGCGGTGTCAATGCCGGGCACGGGGCTGACGAGATTAAGGGTCAGCTCGGCGACGGTATTTCCGCTTTTGCCGGGGGTGGAGGCCTGAACCGTTAAAAGCGCAGCCCCGTCGGTTATTACGGCCTCCTGCGTGGTCACGTAGACGGCTCCGTCCGACCGGATATATTCCGTTCCGGCGGCGATCGGCGAGCCCTCTACCCCCGTCGCGCCGATGGGGCCCACCGCCACGCCCGCGTCCTTGCGAAAAACCCCTTTCAGAGAGGCGTGATGTTCGAGGTTCTCTTTGTCGGCCGTGTCGGCGAACATCTGACGGCGGATCCAGTCGAGGTGGTTGTGTTCTTCGTGGGAGAGACCGGCGGTGGCGGCGGCCAGCCCTTTTTCCACGGACTCGGGCGGTATCTCCTCCATGTCGGGGAGTTGCGCGAGGATGTCGCCCTCGGACTGGTCTATCAGCTCGGGCAGGGTGGGGCGGTCGGGATATTCCATCAGAGGTTCTCTCCAAAATTCTGGAATTGATGAGTTTGCGGCTCGCCGCCCGGCTTTGTGAGCACGACAGTCAAAACGAGCCGGTTTTCGTCGTTAAACTCAGCCTTCGCGTCGGCCTCGGCCACATAGCCCCAGGCGACAAGCGGCTGCAGGGCGTCTTTGGCTTCGCGCCGGATTTTTTCCGCCGTCTCGCGGGTGACGTTGCCCCTTCTGGCGACCCATATTTTCGACCCCCACTCCATGTTTTCGGGCGAGACAAGCTTCGTGGCCCACCAGCCGCGCGGGTCGCCGGACTTGTCGACGTCGTCGCGCTTGTCGGTGAAAAGCAGTATCAGAATCAGCGTCTCGATGCCGGGATCCGTCATCAGCCGACCGCCCGCCACGGCGAGATCCGCGTGGCCTTTTTCGTTATTCCAGACCAGCGCCAGCATTACGCGGCTCCCCAGGGCGCGGGCTGAACCGGGGGCGAGGTGGGCGAGCCGGGCGCGGCCGAGGTATGGGTGTGGAGCATCACGTATTGGCGGAGCTGGTCGAGCGAGCCCACGGCGTCCTCAATCATGGCGGCCTTGACGGTTGTATTGACGAGCACCTGACCGTCGGCGCCGAGCAGGATTATCTGCCCGTGACGCGACCAGACGGCGACTTCCCACTCCTTAAGCACGGGCTCGCGCGCCATATCCCCCGCGCCGACCATCGCTCCGGAGGCGCTGGAGCCGCCGAGAGAAAGAACCGCGCCGTCAGCGCCCCGGCCGAGGAAGGAGGAAAGGCCGTAAGGGTGGAAAACGCGGGCCTCCAGGGGGTCGCCGCTTAGCGTTTCGACCTGCACGGTTTTTTGCCCGCCGCGCAAGACGACGCCGCGCAGGGCGATGCTGCGGATCTTGCCCTGCAGCGCATTCCTCATCCGGTTAAGGGACTGCCCAAGTTTCATCCGAAAAGGCCCTTTCCCTCGTCAGCGCCCTTTAGCGGCTCCAACTCGCGTAGGAGCGCCTCGGGGGGCACGAGTTCGAGGCGCGTGCGCTGGCCGTCTGTTTCGTTGAAGGTGCGCTGCGCCGTCGCAATGGCCAGCCGCTGATTCTCCAGCCCTTCTTCGGGGTCGTAAACGCTTATAAGCGCCCCGGCGGGCCACAGCTCGCCCAGGGGAGAAAGCCAGCCGGAAAGGACGTAGGCGGCCCGCAGCGAGCTGGCCGTTTGCAGGGCTACCTGCTCCTCGGCAAGCGCGGTCATTTTGTTTTTGCCGCCGGGCTCCGGCGCTACCATGATGAGGGGGCGGTATCTGCTCACCAGCGTGTTTACGGCTTTCCCGCTGGCGCGAGAGGCCGAAGACCCGCCGAAAAGCCCTCCCTCTTCTTCCTCCGGGGCGAGCACCGTGACCTCGGAGTAAAGGCAGGTATCGTCGTAGCCCACGTCGCGCTCGAGAATGTTTTCGCCGTAGCGAAGCTCGACCGGCAAAAGCTCTTCGCCGGGAATGCCCAGCACAAGCCAGCCCTTTTCGTCGGTCCAGAACCTGAGTCCCAGGCTGCGCGCCAGCCGGTCGAGAAAATCAAAAACCATTTCCTGCGGCTCGGGCTTCGCCAGCTTTATAGGGACGTGCGCCTGGTCCGAAGCCTCCGGGCGGACGGACAGCTGAAGCCTGTAAGGGGCGATAACCTTGCGCGCGACGGCCGCGAGGCCGAGGCCGGAGAAACTTGTCACCGGCATCGAGCAGTCCACCAGGTCGGCGGTCTTGTCGCGGCCGTAGATCACGATGTCGTTGTTTTTTCCATTGAGGGAAAAGATCCAGCCGGTGTGTGCGAGATAACCGTCAAACAGCACCTCGCAGGCTGCGCCGCGCTTTATTATCGCCCTCATTTCCCTTCTGGACGTGCCCGGCGGGGGCGCAAGGGTAAGGGTGAATTCGCCGCAAGCGCCCTCGACGGAGGAAACGACATCGATCTCCTTCCACCCCGTGAAGGTTTCGCCGCCGACGCGCAGAAGCAGCTCAGCCAACGCTCACCTCCAGCGCCGTTCCGGCGGGAAGAAACGCGGCGTGGGGGGCGTTATTCCGCGAGACGATCTCCTCCGCCCTTTCCGCCACGTTTTCGTGGCCGTGAAGGCGGTTTGCCAGCAGCAAAGACGGTACGGGGCGGGGCAGCGTCACAGTGGCCGTATCCGGGAAACCGGCAGCGCGAGTGGAGATATCCCTCATCAGCGCGGCCTTGAGCGCCCCCAGGCTGCGGAAGGTCTCTCCGGTCGCGCCTTTTTGCAGCTCGCCTATGCGCCAGGCCCAATAGCGCCTGGCCGCGAAAGCCTCCCTGCGCGTGGCGAATTTATAAAGCGAAAGAGAGCGCACGGCACCGGCGACCGCCGCGACGCGCACCGCCTGCTCTATCGCCCCGAGCGTCTCCTCAACGGCGCGGCGCGAGGGGGTTACGCCGGGCAAGGGCATGGTGATGCGAAAATCCTCGAGGTGGCGGTAGAGCTTGAGCGCGTCCTCGGGGTAGGTCGCTATCGCCGCCGCCGAATTAACGGCGCCGACAATCTGGGCGGCCAGCTCGTAGGGCTCGGCGATAAGATCGGCAGTTTCCAGCGCCAGCTGCTGGATTCTGGCGGAGTACTCGCGCGCCGTTTCGGCCGCTTCTCTCGCGCGGCCGCGCACTTTATCAAGGCGCGAAACCGCCTCCTGGACGCCGCCCTCGACCTCTGCCTTTTCGTCGGAGGTGTAGCCCTCAAGCCCCAGCTTTTCGGCAAGGGTTTTTTGGGCCGCAAGCTCGGTCCAGTCGGCGGCGTCGGCGGCCTGCTGCCCGGTGGTGCGGCTGCGTCCGGGGAACGCCGCGGCGCCCTCCAGCACGTAGACCACGTCAAAGCGCGCGAAGCCTGGGTGCTCGGTGTCTTCCTCGACGTCCCAGTCGTGTATGCGAACGCGCAGCGAGCCGAGGTAGGGGTGTTCGAGCTGGCCCGCTCCGGCGGCGTCCAGCGCCTTGCCGAGGGCGTCGCGCTCGTCGAAGACGTTGTCGAGGGCCACGAAACAGGTCAGCGACTGGTCCTTGCCCGTCTTGCGGCCGTTATCCTGCAGGCCGTGCAGATCGCGCTGCGGATATTCGTCGACGACGAGGCGTCGGCCCCCGCCGTAGCGGTGGCTCTCGACCCAGAAGGGGACGCCGCGAAAGCTGCCCTGCTCGGTGAATTTCTCTTCCCAGCTCATTTGCGCATCCCGCCGGTAGTTTCGCGCACCACCTGCTTGATCTGCTTCACGGCTTCTTTGTCGCCCTTGACCGTGATTTCAACCTCTACTTTTTGGGCCGGAGGAACCGGCTGCGGGGCTGGAGGCTTATCAGCGTCGGACTTTCTCCTCTTCCATGCTTCCTCGCCGAAAAGGCCTTGCTTCTCGTAAAACTTCGCGCTTTCGTTGGCGACTGTGCCCAAAGCGTCGACGGCTTCTTTGACCACTCCAGAGTAGGTAATCGTTTCGCCAATGCGGAGCAGAGCGTCGGAGGTTCGGGTAAGGCGGGCGTTGTATATCTCGGATATACGGGCGGCATCGACCGATATCTGCCCCCTTGCCGGCTCAACGTCCCTCATCTCCTCGAAGCGTGGAAGCCTGCCGTTGTTCTCTCTCCACTGTTTGACCAGGGAGGTCATTACCGGCAGATCTTCGGCGGTAAAAATCTTGGTCAAGGGGGCGTCGTTGCCGTTAAGCCGTTTGAGGAGATCGAAAATAATGTCTTCCATCGGACGAAGTTCGCCGGTTTCTTTGTTGCGCAGCGAGAAACCGGCCTTTGCGAGATCGTCTTGTTTGAGCAGGAAGTCCCTGTAGATAGCCTCGTAAGCGGTAACCGCCTTCGAGGGCTCGCCCTTGGCATCCATCGCGGTTTGCAGCAGGGCGCTCTGGAACCGGAGCCCCTTCTCGCCGGTGTCGCCGAACATCGCTCCGGAGGCGAAAATCTGAGGGCCGAATTGAGCCGTATCCTTCAGCTCAAAGGAGCCTTTTTCGCCCATCGCCTTCATTATTTCGAGGCCCCTGATTATCTCCTCGGGTTTTACGAGCTTCAGCCGCTTGAATTCCACGGCGACCGCGGCGATAGAATCGGGGTCTGCCCCGGTGGCCTGCCCCGCCAAAGCGAAGTTAACAAGATTGTCGCGGGCAAACTGCAAATCGCCCGTTTTCTGCACCACCTTCGCCGCCGCCGCAAAAAGAGCTTCGGCGCTCATCTTGATATCGGGCGTGGCGGCGACGTCATGTATGTCAGCTTTGAGCTGCTTGACTTCCTCCTGGGTGAGGCCTGCCGCTACACCCAGCCGTTCATAGGACTCCTCTACCTCGCCCAGCTTGCGGAGGTATGCGGCCAGTCCCGCGACGGAAAAAATAGCCCCAACCAGGGGGATTCTGTGCATGGCATCGCGAATGCCTTCAAAGGCGGCTTTCGCCCCCCTGCCGAAACTGCGCAGAGCCCCGCCGATGCCGCCGACTTCCCGCGCGTATTCCTTCGCCTTCTTGGGAAGGTTCCCGAGCAGATCGAGGATTACGCGGACTTTCAGGTCGGCCATTTCTGCGCTGTCTCCAGAAAGGATTCGCCCGCCGGGGTTTCCCGGCGGGCTTTAGTTTCAGTTGGTGGGCTCGGCGGGCTGGCCCTCGAACTCGATTCCCGAGAGCCTCATGCCCATGTCGCCGCTTCGCTTCCTGTTCGGGTTTTTCCCGACCTGGGCCGCGTTGTTTATGACCCACTTCTGGCCGTTGTCTTCGGCGAAGATCACGGTCACGCCCCGCGCCCGCATGAGCTTCACGGCGTCGGCGGAGGTCTCCGTGATGAAATCCCCCTTCACCTTTCCGGGCTGGACGGGGGCGGGGTTGTGGCCGAGGACGCGGCTGAAGGTGGAGACCGTTTCGTAGAACTGGCCTCCCGGCTCCAACTCGGCGCTGTCGGCGGTTGTGGCAAGCATCTTGCCGTCTACCCATATTTGAGCGGAACCTGCAAACATCGGTCAGTCTCCTTACGTCGTGAAATCGTTGGCCACGCCGATCTGGCGGAGCACATTGACGATGTGGGGGTTTATGGCGGCCTGAACCCTGCCGGGAGCGTCCGGATCTCTTTCGAGGGCAAAGTTTTCCTTGAACGCGGCCAGGTTCTCTATCCAGCCCCTGCGTACCCAGGCGATGGCGAGGGAGACGAAGGTCGCCTCGATGATGCCCGGATCCACCACCGGCACGCCGGGGCCGACGCCCTCGATGCTGTCGACGATGTTGGTCTTGGCGAACTCGGTCGCGAGCCTGATTCTCGATGTGTAGCGGATTCCGGCCAGGCGGTTCATAGAGTCGATGTCCTGGTAGTTTTTCTTGTCCGCCACCCCGGCCTCGTTGGTCTTGTAGGTGGTCCGGAGTATCTCGATGGCGCAGACCCCGGCGGCGCTGGTAGTGTAGGTCGCTCCACCGGCGGCGCGGATAGCCCGCCTCTCGGCGTTGGTCAGTTCCTTGCCCAGCTCGGGCGGGAGCATCCCGGCCAGCACGGTGCCGTCGCGAGGGATGACGGGATCTCCTTCCGCCGTCTCTTCTCCAGCGAGCCGCCCCGCCTTTATCCAGGGACTTTCGGGCTCGTTTTCGTATCCCATGATGTTGATGTTCTTGGCGTCGATCGCGCCGAGCAGGGCGGTGGTCTCGGAGACCGTGCCCTTGGGGCACCAGGCGAAGGCCTGCCCGTCGAGCATCAGCTCGTAGCCGAAGCGCCTTTCCATCTCCGTCTTCATCACGGCGAGGTTGGCCGCGTCGGTGTAGGGCAGGACGAACCGGGTAAACCAGCGATCGCCGATAGCCGCCAGCGCGGGAAGGATGTCGGGGTTGCCCGCGCCCGGCGTCAACGTGGCCACCGCTGCGCCGACGCCAGCCGGGAACAGCTCGCCCGGCCGGTAGTTGAAGCGTATCTCGACGTGGTTGCCCGTCTCGCCCTTCCATTTGCAGGTAAGGGTCACGACGCCCTCCGCCGCCGCGGCGGTGAAGGGGAGAGTGCCGTCGGCGGTTACGGCGGCCGCAAAGGCGGCAGCCATCTGCGTGACGGTGGCGTCCTTGGCGACGGCGGCCCAGACGCTCTTGCCGTCTATGAGGCCGTAAAGAATGCCCGCCTTGGTAGCCGGGCCGGTGAAGGTAATCGTCTTTACCGCCGCGCCGCCCGCTCCGGCGTCCTCGACCGACATCGCGTAGATCGGCGTGATCTTGTTGACCGACCGGACGATCTTGATGGTCTCGGCGAGCATCGAGCCCCGGCCGTAGTACGCCTCCGGGGTTACGTCGTCGTATATCTGATCGAGGACGAGGGCGGCCCTTGAGCCTGTGTCGAGCTTTTGCCCCAGCACCAGAATGCTCTGCGGCAGCTCGGCAAGCCCCTTCTGACGGGGATTCGGCCTGGTGCCGATGTACACGCCGGGATCGTCGAACCCGGACGCGAAAATAATGAATTTGCTCATTTGTCACCTGCTTTCGTTTTGGGAGGCTGGGCGCGCTCGACATCCCCGGCCTGCAGGAGACGGTGCGTCTCCACATCCTCCGGAAGCCATTCGCCCGCTGCCGGTATTTTGCCGGGCAGGCTTGTATGGCCGACCTGGCGCCCCTGCTTGGGTATCACATAGATTTTTTTCATGGCTGGGCTACTCCTGTGAAAGTTTCACTTGGTCTCGGGCCTCCGCCGTTCCGTCGGCGGGAGCGAGATCGTACGAGGTTGCGATTTCGGTCAACGCCACGTAAGACGCGGCCTCGTCCGGCGGAAGCTTGACCAGCTGCCTCCAGGAGACCAGCCAGAGGTTTACGCCGTATTCCCGTTCCATCATCGGCGTGGTCAAATTGCTGGCCGAAAGCAGGTCAGGCGTAGACTCGGCGGTTAGAGCGCCGCCTTCGCCCCATCTCTGCTGGCAACAGAGGGTCATCAGGGCCGTCACCTCGTCCAGCATCAACTCGTCGCGCTTCGCGGCCTGCTTGTCCTCTGTCAGTATCCACGCGCCCCAATCCGCGATGGCCGCGACGCCGGTAGGGATGGCCGCAAGCCCTTTCACGCGGAGGCACGCTATCAGGCAGGCGGGCATTTTCTGGTTGTAGAGCTTGAGCGTTTCAACCGAGACGGGGCCCGAGTGCGTGTTCACGCGCGCGAAGATCTTCCTTGCCTCTATCGCGGCCACGGCGGCCTTTCGCATCGCGGCGAGCCCGGTCATTGGCCATACTCCGGCAAAAAGCCCTTGACGAATTCCAGCGCTGTCGCCTCGATCTCTTCGGCGTTATCGGCCGACACGCCCAGATAGGGTCTTGCGGGCGTGTTCTGCTGCCTGGTGAACCCCGCCACTGTCACAGCCACGGGAAAGGGCAAATTCTCGCCGAAGGCCTGGCTGATAATGCGGATGTGAGAAGCGACCTTTATTTCGCTGCCATCGTCACCGAACTGGTGGATGGCCGCGTAATCGAGGTTGGAGCCCCACTCGACCCCGGCGCCGGAGGCCTCGCTGCTGAGCGAGGCGAAAAGGAACCCCCCAAAGGAGAGCAGCCCACCGGAGGACTGCGCCGCCTTTTTGTCTTTGTAGCCATCGGACAGAGGCGCCCACTCTTCCCCGTCAGGCCCCGGCCCCCCGGAGGCGATGCGCGCCTGCGTCTGACTGACGCCGACGGCGCCGAGGGTCTCCGCCAGCTCGTTTAGCGGCAGATCGCCAAGCTCGGAGATCGCCCTGGCGGCGCGAGCTATTTCCGGCAGCCCCTTGATATCGAGAGCTATGGACGCGCCCTGCATCAGAACCCTCCCATGTCGCAGCGCTTGAAGACGCGGGGCTGCGAGGAGAATTCCGGCAGGTCGGTAGAGGCCGGGGCGGGCGGGGCGGCCACGCCCAGGGAGAGGCTGCCGGTTGACACCGCCGTGAGAAATTTGACGGCGTCTTTGTATTTATCCTTCTGGATTTCGGTCGGCGTGCGGGCGAGGCGGTAGACGGCGATATCCACCGCGTAGGTCTTGAGTATCGGGGGCACGGTTGCAAGCGGCACGGTATAGCGGCTGCCGAGGTAGGTGTCTATCTCGGCGGAAGCGTCGGCCAGCGCCTGGGCGACGGCCCCGGTGTCGATGGCCCCGGCGCCGTCTCTGTCGGCGATGGTGTAGAGCAGCTCTTCGCCGTAGGCCCTCTCGATATCCGCCTGCACCGCGTAAGGCATTTACTTGGCCTTTGCCTTCTTGGCGGCTTCGAGCTGCTTTTCGAGGGCCTTGTTGGCCGTGACCAGCTCGCTGTTTTCTTTGACGAGCTTGTCTTTCTCGGAGGTAAGCTCGGAGATACGCGCGTTGGCCGTCTTGATGTCTTCCGCGAGGGTGTCTCTGGACGTGGTCATGGCTTCGAGCCTGGCCTCCAGGTCGGCGATCTTGGCCCCGGCGTCAGCCAGCTTCTGCGTGGCCTCGTTCAGCTTGGATACCATTAACTCGCCATCTTCGAGGGCGCGGGTCAGAGCGGCGGCCAGCTCGCCGATGTCGTCGTCGGTGAGGGGGGCGTCTTCGCCGGGGATTTCTTCTTCGCCCTCGGGCGGGAGCAGGTTGCCAGCCAGTTCGACGGCCTCGGCTTCGGTCAGCTCGATGGTTTCGCCGGGCTGGTGGATCTTGCCCTTGTGCTTGATGCCGGTGTGCTTTACCCGGTATTCGGTGGTCTCTTTCATCTTCGCCTCGATTCAATAACAGGCGGGGCGCTTGGCCCCGCCTGTTCTACGTTTGTTTGTCTTCTCTTTACGCCGCGTCCTGGATGAAGTAGCCGGCCATCGGCGCGACGATGATCTCTTTGACGATCTCGCCGGAGCGCACGATCGTGGCGCCTTCGAGCCCGATCTTGGGGTCGTCTATCTCGCCCGCGACGATGGCAGAGCCGGAGCCGGAGGCGTTGACCTGGTAGGTGTAGCCGAAGGTCACGCCAGCCGTGTTGTCGGCGGTCTCGTTGATGTGGAGGAGGGCGCAGTGGCTTCCCCACAACCTGGTGTAGACCGCAGCCTGGCCGGGTTTCGCGCTGTTGATGCGCCCAGCGCCGACCAGGACTTCCTTGACGCCGAAGAGATCGGCCACGGCCTGCTTGGTGGCGTTTCCCGCGTCGCCGTCGTTATGGTTGACGGCTTTCAGGATGTTGGGGTGGGTGGAAAGCGCCCGCCACGAGACCTGGCCGAAAACGAGGCGGTTGACCGGCATGAGGGCCGCGTCGAGCGCCGCGTTGATATCGCCGATGGGGTCGGAGGTTGCCGGGGCGGACCACTTGTCGCCGCCCGCGAGCTGGACCTTGAACCCCACAGGGTAGCTTCCCGCCGCGAAAACGAGATCGGCCACGCGCTTCTCGCGGGCGATCTTGTTCATCTGCGTAAGGAACTCGATCCGGCGGCTCTTGATGTTGTAGCCGTTGGCCTGCGCCTCGCGGATGTCGGCATGAGGGATGGTGGAGTCGAAGCCGTAATCGAGGGCCACGCCGGTCTTTTCGCTCGATTCGAAATCGACCATCTTCGGCGAGGAGACGCGGCCGACCCGGTTATCTCCGACGGAGTAGAAGGTGCCCGCGTCGTAGTCCAGGTACTTGAACTCCTTGCGGGGCGAGGAGGGCGTGAGCCTGGGGAGGACGCGATCGGCGATGTAGACGTTGTCCGGGTCTCTGTACGCGACGGCGACGGCGACCAGTTCGCGACTTACCGGAAAGGGGGCTGTGGGCATCTGAATATCCTTTCTTCCGGGCCGCTAATCAGCCCTGAATGCGGCCTTTGGCCGTTGCGTCGTAAGGGATTATGTCGTTGGCCACGCCCGCGGCAAGCGCGTAGCCGATGATGTAGCAGTTGGTTCCCGCAGCCGGGGCGGCGGCCACTGCGGCACCGGCGGCGTCGGAGGTAAGGGGGTCGCCGTAATTCACGGCCCCGCCCAGGATCACTCCGGGTGCGCCGTTCATCGCGATGTCGACGCTGTCTTCGGCAGCAGCCGCACCGAGGCGGTCGGTGGTGCCGAGAAGGGGCGCTGTGCCGTCGGCGGCGAGCTCGACATGCCCGTCGGCGGCTCCCGCCTTGACGATGCGGAAGGCCCCTATGGCGGCAGCGGCCAGAAAGGCCATGAAAAGGCCGGGGATGCGGCTGACGTGGGAAGTTGTCATTGGTCATATCCTCCAGATGGGGTTGGCGGCTATTCGCCGCTGTTATCTTTAAGAACGCGGTCCACGGCGGCGGAGGAGGATATGCGGCGACCGGCCTTTTCCTCCGACTCCATGAACTCGACGGCCTTCTCGGCGAGCTGCGCGGCGGTGAGGGCGGGCTTGCCGGTGGGGCCTCCGCCTCCGGAGCGCTCGCTGTAGTCGACGGCCGGGGGGAGATTGGCGAGGAACCTTTTCAGCCACGCCTCTTTGTCGCCGGGCTCGGTCTTGCCCTCCTCGGCGAAATCGACGTGGGAGGTTTCTCCGGAGAGGTACGCCACGAGACCGGCCTTGTCCTTCGGGAGCACCTTCCCGGCCTTGACCAGCCCCTCGGCGAAATCGGCGGCCTCGGACTGTATCTTCGTCTTCGCGACGGCCTCTTCTTTGTCCTTGAGCGCCTTCTCGCGGGCTTCGAGGGAGGTTTCCCGCTCCGAGAACTCAGCGGCCTTTTCCTCCAGTTCCTTCTTTTTCGCTTCGAGATCTTTCATCTCTTCCTCGCTTTCGGCGAATGAGGGGTTCCCCTCCACAGCCGCGACCTTCGCTTCAGCGGCGCGGGAAACCTCCTCGATGTCGTATTCGGGGAGGAGTTTGTCAGCGGTCTCCGCCCCCTTGTCTTCGATAAGCTGATTTTTTATGCTTCGCAGGAGCCGGGCGATCGCCCTGAATCCCCACGAGGTTTCGTAAGCGATCTCGGCGAATTCGACGACGCCCTCTTCGGCTTCGCCGAATTCGACTGGGCGCAGCCCCTTCACGGCGGGCGGCTGAGCGCCGAGAAAACCGACGTGCCGCAGATACCAGACGCCGGGAACCGGGTTGACGGGGGAGTCCGGCGAATAGAACGACGCGGATATCTTTTTGAACTGCCCCTTGCGCACGGCTTCGGCGAAGCTGGCATCCACCTGAGAGGGGGCGACGAAGAGGTCGCCGCCAACGGCCGTCGAGGACTGGACCCACCCATAGGCGGGTAAATTGCTCTGCGGGTGACCGACGACCAGGGGCGCCTCATGCTTGGCGGGGTCGTAGGCGGCGGCGCTCGCGGCGAGATCGGCCTCGGTGAACTCGATTTCGACGCCGTCCTTCGTACACTGTTTTCCCGCTTTGAAGATGTGCAGCTTCTTCATCTGTGCTCGTCTCCCGAAAAGTGGGGGTACAACCCCCCTAAAACTATTTTTAAACTGTTTTTAAACTGCCACAGAATCGACGCGGGGCGTTTTCGGAGGGGGTAGCCGCCGGAAAGCGCCCGAACGTCTAAAAACGGCCTTCTGTGAGAGGCCGGGACCAAGCTGAGCGCCGATGCCGTTACATGAGCTTTCTCCCCGGTTGCAGTTTCTTCGGCTTGCTTCATCTTCAAGGCCCCACCCTACCGCGCGCGCGTGGCTTTATCCGCCTATCACCCGATATCAAGTCGCGGCCTTTCTCACCTTGCCGGGGTTGGTCTCCCAGCCGGGGTCTATGCCCTTCGGCACCTGGTGGGTCTGGCCGGTGACCTTGTTCCTGTATTCGGCCATGCCGAAGTCGGGCACCTGGGCGGGGTCTGTCGGCCCGCCGGTCTTGGCGGCCTCGTAGCGCGTTACGCTTCGCACGCGGCACTTGCAGCCCCAGCCGTTGGGCGGCATGTGGGAGTTCCACCACGGGTCGCCGACGGGGAGGATCACCCCGTCCCACGCAACGTGCTCGGGCCGGTGGTCGATGGAGGGGCCGAGCGAGTACTTGAGATAGGGCAGCGTGTCTTTCACTGCCTCGGCCCTTTCGAACTGACCGGCGGCGTAGGCGGTGCGGACGTTGGATTCGTAGATGAGCTTCAGGCGGCGCGGAGTGACGTTCACCCGCCGGACTTCGCCGTAGGTGGGCGAGCCGGGGGTTTCGTCCACGACTTCGGTCCAGCCCCACCAGCCCTTTTTGACCAGCGTGGGCTGAAGGGCTTTCTTCCACGCGGCGAAGGGCGTGCCCTCGGCGATCGCCGTCTCGATGGAGCCGAGGATGTCTTTGAGAAGATCTTCTTTGACCACCCCGGCCACGGCCCCGGAGACGGCGTGCTCGGCCCCGTAGACCGATTCCCACGTGAAGGAGGGCTTGAGGTCTTTGAGCCTGCCCCGTATGAAGCGAAGCGCCTCTTCGGGGACTACGCCGCCGTACTTGACCTTAGCCATCGACGACCTCTACGTCGCCCAGGGCGCGGGCGGCGAGGTTGCCCGCCAGAAGCACCTGCTGGAGCTGCTCGGTGCTTACCTTCGGATCTGTCGCGGCCTCGGTGAGGATGGCCTTTACCTCTTCGTAGCTCTGTGCCCCCTCGATGCGGCGGAGCAGCTCGCCGACGAGCGGACCCTGCACCTCTTCGTAATCGCCCATCATGTCTTCGACGAGATGGTCAACGGAGTCCGCGGCGGCGGCCTCGGCGAATTCGGCGGGCTTGACCGGGGGAACCGGCTGGACCGGCGGTTGCGAGGGCTTGTCTTCCCACTCTCCGCCGTAGACCTCCTCGACGTGCTTCCTGGTGGGCTTGAGGCCTGCGGTTTCGGCTATGAGCTTCTCGCGCTCGGCGCGGGCCTTTAAATCCTCGTCCTGTTCGGTCTTGCGCCAGACGCGCGGGGGCTTCGCTCCGGGGAAGTTCCACTCTGTGAGCCATACCGCAGGCCCCTCGTTAAACGACTGGCAGACGAGATCCGCGTCGGCCTTTATGACCTCGTCCTTGACGTCGGAGCGAACCTGTTCCGACCCGAGCGAGCCGGGAGTGCCTTCCGTGCTGGCCGACTGCGAAAGGATGACCTTCGCTATCGCCTTGTCCCAATACCCGGCGAACTGCGCGTAGTCGGCGCTTCCCGATCTGGTGGCCTCCAGAAGCTCGATAATCATGCCTTCCGGGATGATGATTCCCGAGTCGGTATGGACCGCCTGGACGGCTTCGAGGAGCTTTTTCTTTTTCGTGTCGTCCGTGCCCTCCGGGAACTTCCCGATGGGAGTCGGCTGGCCGAACTTCTCCAGATAAACCGCCCAGAACTTGACGCCGTTGCGCTTGAACCACACCGGCCAGTAAAGCGCGTTGGCGAGGCCGAGGCCGTAGGGTTCGTCGTCGTTGTCGGCCCCGGCGCAAAACGTCCAGAACTTTCTGCCGGGCATCTCCTCGCCATTCGGCGAGGTGGTTGTCAGGAGCCGGATCTCTCCACTCTGGCCGAAGCGGAAACGCCGGGCCTTTCGGACCTTGATGCGTTTGATGCAAACCTTGTTGTCGCGGGGCTCCCAGAGGAGTTCGGCGACGGCGTAGCCGTAGAAGAGGCCGAAAAGCATCTTGTCTGTGACGCCGTCCCAATTGATCGCCGCGAGCTGCTCCCGGAGGTGTTCGGCGGCGGACATGCTGGCCTTGTCGTCTCCCCCGGCCTCGACGCCCCACTCGCGCGAGACTACGGCGGAGCGGCGCGACTGGAAGACGGACTTGACCTGGTCGTCGCGCAGCAGCTCCTCGTAAAGCTCCATGCGCCCGAAAAGCTCTTTGGTGAGCACCGTATCCTGCGAGATCAGCAGGGTGTCGCCGACGTAGCCGCGAGTTATATCCTTGCCGCCGGTCACCACGGCGAGCTCTTCCATCACCGGCTTTTTGTTTGCTTCGGTGGTCATGTCGGGTATCTCCTGTCGGCGCTGCGGACAGTGCCGAAGCCCCTGTCTGTTATCTCGATCTCTCCGCCAAGGGCGCTGAGTATTTCGCGCCGCTTGCCGGTGGACATGAAATCCATGCTTCCTCCGCCCTTCTGCAATTCGCTCACGGCCATCTCAAGTGCGTCGGGGCCGTCGTCGTTGGTGTTGGTGTCTTCGAGGTAGAGGAGCTGCTCGATGAGGCGCTCCTGGTCGGAGTGGCCGCGCCTGAAGCGAAGCTTGCCGAACTCGACCAGGTACTGGAGCGTGCCGATGATGCGGGCGATCTTGTTGGTGGAGTGCTGCACGGCCTTCCACGGGATGTAGCGCTTCTTGTCTTTGGCGAAGTTGGCTATGGCCTCGTGGAGAAAGTCCTTGAGCATGTTCTCTTCGACCACGACCTGGCCGCCGTACTCGTCGTGCTGGCGGTAGGCCTGCTCGAAAAAGCCTCCGGGAGAAGCTATGCGGATGTAGGCGTGGAGGACGTAGAAGATCATGGCCTGCGGATCGAGCGCGACGCTGATCAGCGCCTTGAAATCGGAGGTGTCCTTTGAGGTGGCGGAAGGATCCGCGCCGGTGAGGTTGACCAGAAGTTTGCCGTTAAGCTCCTCGGGCTCGTAGCCGACAATCCACGATTCCTGAAAGGCCGCGTCTTCCACGGCGACCTTGTTCATCATCTCTTTGTTGAAGAGCCGCGAGCCCATTATCTTGCGCTTGTGCTCCAGCCTCTCGGGCGGCCAGTTCGCTGGCCAGAGGGGGCGCTGGGTGGGGAGGCCGTAATCGATCCACGCCTCGTAGACGAAGCTCTTGTAGAGCTTTTCGCCCGTCTCTTCCTCGCGGGCGGCTATGAGTTGGCTCAGGACGCTCTTCGGATGAAAGAGGTTGCCGACCATGAGAAACAAAAAGCCCTTGCCCATCGAGCCGATGACTGCGGAGATAAGCCAGTCGAGCCTGGCGGCGACAAGGCGCGGGTTCTGCACGTTTTCGTCGTTCTCGAAGTCGTCGGCGACGGCGAAATCTGGCCGGTACTGCCTGTGCTTCAGGCCGCGCACTCTCTGGCCGTGGCCGCGAGCCAGAGTGCGGCAGTCGTTGGCGACGAAGTCTCCCGCCTGCCACTTTGTCCCGCGCAGATCGCCGAAGTCGTGCTTTAGGCGGGGGTTCTCTTCCAGCTCGACGCGTATGGCCAGGGTGAACCCCGTAGCCTGGTCGTTGGTATCGGAGCAGATAATCTGGAAGCGCCGGAGCTGGTAGACGATGTTGTGAACGGGGACGCCGAAGGTGAAGAAGGTGGATTTGGCGTGCTCGCGGGGCGCGCCCAGCAGAAAGACCTCGTCTTTAAGCTCGGTGACGGCCTCCCACTCGCGGTGAAAATCGCCGAAATCGGTGCTGAAGTAGTGGGGCAGATAGGTCTGGAAGAAAAAGAGCTTGTCGGCTCTCGCCCTCTCTATGCGGTCGGCCTTCTTTTCCGGGGTGTCGTCCTCGAAGGGGGAAACGGAGTCGGCTATCCAGCCGCGCAGCTCGTCGGCGAACTTGTCGAACCCGACCTCCGAGAGTACCGGCTTCTTACGCATACTTGGCCTTGAACGCCATCACCAGCGGGTCGAAGTTGCGGGCGAGCACCTTGAGCCCTTCCGGGTCGGTGTTCTTGAGGTGCTCGGCTATGAACTGGAGATCTTCGAGAAAGACCTTCGGACGGTCGATAGAGGACGCGGAGGAATCCTCGCGCTCGATTTCCTGCCAGCGGCGGACCATGCCGCCGAGCTTCTGGAGGGCGTCGAAGGTGGCGGGGCCGACCGTGCCCGCGGCGGCGTCTTCGGCGGCCTTCAGCTCGCGGTCGAAAAGCACGGCGAGACGCTCGACGGTGGAGCGCTTCGTCTTGCGGGCCTTTTCCCACTCGTCGGTGTTCTCGCCGGGGAGCCAGCTATCTTTCTTCCAGCGGCCTACGGTGGCGTCGGAGACGTCAAGCTCTTTGGCGATCTGCGTCTGGCTCATGCCGTCGGCATAAAGCTGCCGCGCGACGGCTTCGAGGCCGCCCTTCGCGCCCTTGACGGCCATTACTCCAGCTCCTTTTCCAGCCGGGATATCTCGCTCTTAACCGCCAGTAACTCACCGGTGTGGATGACCAGCTCTTCCATCAGCGACGAGAGCGCGAGGATGTCGAGATCGGCGGGATCCGCGAGCAGGTTCAGGTTCAGCTTCGGACGCATTGCTTCCGCAAGGGCCCTGACCTTGTTTTCGAGCTGGGCCTTCTGGGCGCGCGCTTCGGCCAGTCTGCCCTTCATGGCGGCTCTTTCGAGATTCATGTGTCTTTCCCCATTGCCTTCCGGACGGAGGGGCAAAAGAGGTTGTTTTTAATAGCGTCTACGAGGGTGGTCATCATCTGGGTGTTGAGGTAGATCGTCTCGGCCTGCTGGCCCGCCAGCTCGGCGTAGCCCTTGGCAATCGCCTGCATCTCTCTTACGAGATCGACGTTGTCGGCGTAAGCCTTCCACCCGGCTTCGTTTTGCTTGCGGATCTCGGTCATGTGGGTTTCGAGCCGCAGCTTCTGCTCGGCCATGTGGGTTTCGAGTGCCTGCTTCTGACCCGTCAGCATCTCGATGAGCTTGCCGGTGAACTTCCAGAGCACGTACCAGGGGGCGACGACCGCAGCCAGCGAGGCCAGCACGACTATCGTGGCCAGCGGCCAGCCGCCGATGAGGGTCAACAGTTTTGCGAGTGCTCCGATTTCTTCGGCGGTCATTCATTCCCCTTTGATGGCCGTTTAAAGCCGGTTTTATGTTCGTTTTCTGCTCTTTGGCACTCTATGCAGAGAAGGGCTTCGGGGTTTAGCTTCAGCCGCTTCGCTTCGATCTTTTCGGCGCAGTCTACGCACCGGCCGGGGTTGGGGCTGGCTGGCTCTCGCGTGAGCCCCAGCTTTAGCGCCGCGAGAGACAGGGCGCGGAATAGTTCCTCCGCGTCCTGGGCGCGGTCCACCTCGTCGGCCACGGGCTACTTGGCGAACGGCTTCGAGAGCAGCGCAGGGGCTTCGTCAAGCACCGCGTCAAGCTGGTAGAAAAGGTTTTGCAGCTCTTCTATCTCTTCCGGGGTCGGCTCGCCGAGGGTGGCCACCAGCTTCACCCGCAGCTGGTGAAGCATCTCCCGCGAAGCGGTTATCACGCGGCCAAGCTCTATCACCTCGTCGCCGGTAAGCTCCTCTTTAGGCATAAGCCAGGGCGAGAAGTACAAGGCCGAGGAGCCGTCGCCGCCCAGGCATTCCTGCACCTGGACGGTTTCGCAGACGAGCATGGTTCTTTCGAGCGGCTCGGAGCAGCCGGGGGAGCAGGCGAAGCAAAGGGCGGGGAGGAGAAGCGCGAGAAGTGCGAGCGCGGCCAGCAGGCCGGGGCGGGCGAAGCCGCCCTGCAAGGGCTTTATAGGCGGCGCGGCGTAGGCCATCTCCTGAAGGGCTTCGCCTTTTTCCTTGGAGCCGCGGCTGGAGCCGAACTCGAAGCTGTGGGCGTCGCGCAGGCCAAGGCCGAAGTAGGTGGCGAAGGTGGTGAGCACGGTTGTGATCCCGACGGGCGGGTCTCCGCTGCCCTGGAAGAAGAGGATCGCGAGCACGATGACGCAGGTTATGAGCCCCAGCACGTCGCCGATAATCATGTAATCGGCGCGTTTGTTGGCCTGCCCCGCCTGCCGCATGGCCACGTCGCGGTCGCGGGCGCTGGCGCGGTCTTCGAGGTAGTCTTTGTCGGCCAGCCTCTCGATGTTTTTCGCTTCCAGATACAGCTTGCCCATCTCCTGCTCGTGGTCGTTCTGGAGCGCGAGCAGCTTGAGCTTGATCTCGGGGTCTTTCTCTATGGCCTCGGCCACGGCCTCGGGGGTGGCCTCGACGCCGAGCTTGGAGGCTATGAGAGTGCCGATTGTGCCGCCAGCCGGGCCGCCGAGGATGGTGCCTATGACGGGCAGGCCGAAGCCCGCAACTTTTAAGCCTATCTCTTTCCAGTTCATGGGTTACGCCTCCTTCAGCCAGTCGAGGATGCCCTCGGCGATAGCCTGGGCGATTTGCTCGCGCCCCTGAAAGCTGCGGAGCATCTTTTGATCTTCGGGGTTGGTGATAAAGCCGCACTCGACGAGCACGGCGGGGCAGCGGGTGTGGGCGAGAACATAGAAGCGCTCTTCGCGGTCGAGATCGCCGTCGCTAAGGTCGGGCCGGAGCTTGTGCGCGACCTGAAGCTTTTCGGCTATGCGCTGCGCGGCGGGATCGGCGCGGGTCTCGCCGGGGGTGGTCCACACCTCAAGCCCCCTGGCCCCGGTGTTTTCTGCGGCGTTGCAGTGAATGGAGACGAAGAGGGCGGGGTCGCCGCCGTTGGCCAGAAAGCAGCGCTCGGAGAGCGCGAGGGTGGCTTCGTCGGAGCAGCGCGTGAGGGTTACGGCGAGGCCGGGCTCAAGCACGCAGAGGCACTCGCGCACGAGAAAGGCCAGGGCGAGGTTGAGGTTGGCCTCTACGATGCGAAAGCCGTCTACCTCTACCACCGCGCCGGGGTCTTTGCCGCCGTGGCCAGGGTCGAGCATTATGGTTTTCTTGCCCATGATTCGCCCTCCAAAATGCAGGTAAGGCGGTAATCGCCGCCCTCGTTGTACAGCGCGAATTTACGCGCGCGCGCGAAACCCGGCGACCTATCAGGCGATAGCAAGACAAAGAAAAAGCCCCGGTTTATGGCCGGGGCTTGAAAGGTTTTGGTGGGCTAAAGCCCACCCTACCTGTTGCGGTCGAGGACGTTTTTAACGGAGGCGGCGGGGCGGCCCACCAGCGCGGCTATCTCGAAGGGGCGGTAGCCCTGCGAGCGCAGCGCGAGTATCTTTTCGCGCTCGGCGGGGGGCATGCGTTTGCGCCGGGGCGCTCTTTCAAGCGCCTCGATGCGGGATTTGAGCAGGCCGATGTATTCGTCAACGGGGACGGTGACGGTATTGGCCGGCGCAAGCACGGCCTCGGCCTGTCCGGGGCGGACAGGGGGCGGCGGGGGAATGGGCGCGTCGCACTTTACCGCCACGCCTTTTGTCCAGTAATCCCACAGCGCGCCGAAGCACCCCTCTTGAAAAAGCTCCAGCTTCTCGCGCACCTCGGGCTTGACACTACGGGCGTTGATAGAGAAGAGCCAGCCGGGGAGTTTTTGTAGGGGGATAGCCAACACTTCGTAGCTTTTCCCGTCTGTGGCAGTAGTGCGCATTCGCGCACTACTGAATTTTGGATCATCGAGCCTTTTACGCTGGCTCGATATGTGGAGGCCGATAGCCTTACAAACCGGGTGCATGGCAACCCACGGCTGGCCCTCGTGAGGGAAGATAGCGAGCTTTTTGCCGTGGAAAGGGACGGCCATAAGGGCGTGCTCGGCGGCGGTCATTGGCGCACCTCCAGCCTTGTCAGCGCATCGGAGAGCGAATCTTCCACGGCGGCAAGCACGTAAAAGAGGCCGCTGGCGGCATCCTCGGAAAGATTGATGGCGGCTCCGGGAGCGCCCGAGGACAGAAGGGTGGTAAGCATGGAGAGGACGCAGGAAGAGTGCACGAGAATGTCGGCGGGGGTGTGACTTTCGTCGGTGAGTTTCATCTTTGTTCTCCGTAGTTTAGGTTTAGGTTTTTGGGCAAATGAATAGCCCAAGTGTACCTACGGCTACGGGCCGCCTCGGACCTCACGGTATCCGAGACACTTGGGCTAAATTGAATTTGCCCATTTGCCACCCTCCTTTCCGCGTCGAACAAACCGCGAACCTGAGACGGCACCGTAGTTTAGGTGCCTTCAGAATAGGAGCAACGGCGGGGGGTTGTCAAGTATCGGCTAAAATCCTTCTCACCGTCGGTTCGGTGACTTTATATTTGCGGCACAGCTCGTGGACGCTTACCCCGGCGTCGTAGTCGGCGCGCAGCGCCCTGTTGCGGCTGGCGGCGAGCCACGCTGTGCAGCGGGGCACGTAGAGGTTTGAGCCGCCGCAGACGCGGCTCAGCTCGGCGGCGTTTTCGCCGAGCATTTCGGCGAGCTGGCCCACCCGGTGGCTGCCCATCACCGGGACGTTTACCCTTAGCCCCCCGGCCTTCTCCACCAGCAGACGCACGGTATCTTCACTCACGCCGGAGGTGACGAGCGAGCGCAGGGATTCGGGCAGATCGGCCTCGGCCTCGGCCCTTTCGGGCTGGGGCAGGTCGTTAAAGAGCCACGGTTGGGCCATCGACCACCACCCTTTCTTCTTCCACGCGGGCTATCCACTTCTTTAGCGCCTCGATGACGCGGGAGCACTGCGCGGGGCTGAGCCAGTTAAGCGCGCTGACCCCCGTCATGCGGTGTATGTAGCTGCCGAGCGCCTTTTCGGAGGAATCGCGCAGCACGCCGAGGTTGCGGAGCTGAAGCCACAGCGCCCGTATCTTTTTAGCCTGGTCGCTGTCGGCCAGTGGCGCTTTACTCTTTGCCTTCTTCGCGGCTTTGGGCTTCCAGCCCTTGTCTTTAACCGCATCGAGCACGCGGCTTAAATCGCTGGCGCTCAGCTGGGCGCAGCTCTCTTTGCCGGTGATGGATTTGAGCATGGCGCGGTAGGCGGCGTCGTCGAGGCCGAGCTGCGCCTTTGCGACGTGTATCTTGGCTATCATGGCGTTGCGGTCAGTCGGCGGTTTCATCTTCCATCAGCGCTTTCCGGGCCATCCAGCCCGCAGTCCATGCTTCTTTAATGGCTTCGTTGCCAGGTTCGTCTATTACAAGAATCGCGTCGCGCTCGCGGCGCTTTGCGAAGCCGTCGCGGTAGCCGCGCTCGTAGCCCTGCTGGTAGGCGAGCTTTAGCGGGTCGGAATGGTGGGCGGTGCCCACCCTACACGAGCGGGCGTCGAGCAGCTGGCCGTGGCCGAGATCGGCGACGACGCGCTCGGTAGAGGGCGGGGCGAAACCTTTGCGGCGCAGCCGAAAAAGGCTAAGCAGCACGGCGCTTATGTGGACTGGCTGGCGGTTTGCCATTCCCGTGCCCTTTCCCAGCTTCTGGCGTTGTGGCCGACGTGGAAGCCGTGGCAGAAGGTGCAGCCGTAGACGTGCAGCGAGCCCTGCGCGGCCTTGCCCTTGCGTACAAGCTCGCCCAGCGCCCACTGCGCCTTGTGCGCGGTCTTGAAACGGAATTTGCTGCCGCACTGCTGCCACTCTTTTTTGGTCATGTCAGGCCCAGCTTCTTTTTCATGGCTTCCCACTCGCGCTTGCTTTCGGGGCTCATCTCTTCGTGCTCGTGCTCGCGGCGCCCCTTCCCGGAGGCGTCTTGCAGCAGCTTTTCTCGCCGCTTTTCATCCTGCGCGTCGTAGGCGTTGGCCTTGGGGTAGACAACGGCGCGAAGGTAGTTGTGATTCTTGAGGTGCATTTTCTGGCCGCCCTTGCGGTCTACCATTTCGCGCATGCCCTCGGCCCATAGCTCGGGCGGGCATTTTCGCGGCACCTGCTTATCGATGGTGACGTACCCGGCGCGGACCAGGCCCTCAAGGTCTTCGACGACCGACGCCACGCGGCCCCACGAGAGGGCGCGGGCGTCTGGCCTAAAGAGGGCGAGGTACGCGAGCAGCTCGCCCTGGACGGCCTTGGGGAGCCTTAGCGCGGCGACGAAGGCCGGGGCGGCGTCGCCGTTGTTTGCCCACAATTCGCTGCTGGCCACGATGCCGCAAGAGGGGCATTTCAGGTGCATCAGCGCTCTATCCAGACGTAAAAGCCGCCGTAGACAACCGCGCGGTTGCTCTGGTCTTCTTCCATGCGCTCGCGGGTTTGCCGCCACACTGCGGCTTTCAGGCGCGCCTTGCGGGTGGCCAGAAGCCAGAGGATGCCGAGCGCGGCCCGCAGCGTGAGAAGGATGACGCCGACGCCGATTACCACGAGGTAGCTGCGGCCTATAAATTCGGCCCCGCGCAAGAAGGTGTCGATCATGGCCTCTGCTCCAGTTTCGTGCAGACGTAGCGAATGAAACCCGCGACCAGCAGCATGGTTGACAGCCCTATCAGGCCGTTGAGGTCCATCGAGATCATGATCGTCATGGCCTTTGCTCCAGTGGTACGGGGTCGGGGAAGGTCTTCGCGCCGTAGGGCTTGAAATCGCTGTCGAGCCAGTCTTCGCAGCAGCACGGCCACTCGGTGATTTCGCCGGGGTGCTCGGGGTGGCGGCAGCGCTTCTCAAGCCCCTTAAACCCGAAGTAGCGGCACGTGCCGCAGTGCTTGTCACCGGCCATCGGCTACATCCAAAGGACAGCATTTGAGATCCCGGATATAAAATCCCCCTGGGGCGGAGCATCTAAACCACGTGAGAGGCCCGGAAAGACCGGCCCCGTCGCCACGTCTCAAGCCGGGCCACTCTCGCGGGGGAACGAGATAGGGGCACATAGCCGCGCTCCTCGTGTAGCGCCCCTTCACGCATTTTCCTCTCATTTTCATGGCGTCACCGGCTCGACCCAGAGGTAAAACGTCCCATCGTCATCGACGGCTTGGCCGACGACGCAGGCGGTTTTGTCGTCGAGTTCGGGGAATATACCCCCCCCCCCGCAGCCCCGCGAGGATGTCCCGCATTTCACCCAGCGTCATGACCTTTTCGTTCTCGTCCATCGTCTCAACCCTTCGTGTGTTCGCCATCGTCGGCGCTGGCGAAGTGCCGCCGGGGGTGACGCCCCTCGACGTATTCGCAGAGCGCGAGGTTGGCGAGATCCACCAGATGCTCAAGGTTGCCGTCTTCGGCGTACTTTTTCGCCCGGCGGATGATGTCTGGGATGCGCTCAAAAGCGGGCTTGCCCGCCTCGCCGAGGCGTCCGTAGCGGATCGCCCCCATGAGCAGCCGGTTTCGCATAAGCCTCTCGAACGCGGGCGACCACTCGGTCGCCGCGAGTTCGGGAAGCGGAGGGACCCGGCGCGGATCGCCGAGGCCGAGCCCCTCCAGAAGGTGCGCACGAAGCGCATCGTGGGGGTGAATCACCGGCGCGTCTCCCATAGGGCCCCAAATATCTGCGGGAGGTAACCCCCCAGCTCCTCGAGGAGAGGAAGCATCAGTGCCCGGATCTGTGGATGAGCTGCTTTGGAGGTGCGTAGGTCGAGAATGTGCATCCACTCCCGAAGGTTGGCCGTAACCACGATCTCGGTTTTGAGTGAGTTGGGGAGGTGGTCACGAGCTTCTTGCGGGGATTCGCCGAGCTGTCTGGATAACAGGTAGCGACGTTCCGCTTCTTCCATCCCTATAACCCAATTGCTGTATGCGGCTTCGGGTTTTGATTTCTCGTACCTCACGGGGAGGATAAACTGGATGTCCCCGTCGCCGTAGTCGCAGTAACGGGTAGATTCCTGGGAGAAAGACGCCAGCCGGTGACGCACCAGCTCGTGAGTGACGCCCCGGTCGGTAATAAATCGGACCTGTATGACCTCGTGTTCCAGCACAGAGTGATGGCCGGATTTGACGATTTTGCGGACAAACGCGTCAGCGCTGGTCTCGGTTATCTGATCTTCGGACTTGTAGCAGGTGCGTCCAGCCGCCTCGATGCGTTCAAGCATGGCGCGCGCGGCATGGTCGTTGCGGGCGCGATTGCTGGTGTCAAGGGGCACAGCGCTAAAGGGGTGCAGTATTTCGTGAGACTGATGCACCAGTTTCATCTCTCGCCCTCCGCCAGCTTGAGGTCTTTGAATTCGACGCAGTTTTTGAGGCCGGAGAGCCAGCAGACTTTGTGGCCGCCTATGTCGCCGAGCTTTTCAACCGTGCGGGGCTTGCCGTTGTAGACGACCTGGTCGCCGACCTGTATCCAGCGCTTTTTGCCGCGTCGCTTAGCCATGAGGGGCCTCCTTCTTGGCTATGATCCTGAGGTCATAGGTATCCACCGGGGTTTTGCGGCCTTCCATGTAGGCCAGTTTCCTTCCCGTGCGCGTGGTGTGAACCTTTACGACCAGGGCGGTGACGCCGCAGTAGTTGACCTTGTCGCCGACTTCTACGTTGGGCCCCATCACTCGCCCTCCTTCCCGGCTGCGCGGCTTGCTTTGGCGTTTTCGAGCTGGCGCCAGATGAACATGGCGCGGTTGGCGATGTCGAGGCAGAGGAGATGGGGGTCGGCGGCCTCTTTATCTCCCGTCAGCCGCGAGCAGGTTTTAGGCGCGCAGAGGGCAAGCCACAGCAGGCTGGCGTCTTCTTTGCAGCTGGCTACCTGCCCCGGCAGGTTTGCCGGGTCGTCCCAGCCGCGCTTGCCTTCGCGGACGTTCTCGAAGAGGCGCGCCGCAGACGCGCTGGTGAACAGGGTGGCGGCATTTATCAGCTTGCGGATCTCGCCGAGTTCTTCTTGGTTATAGTCTTCGGGCAGGGGGGCCGAGGCCCTTATCAGACCTCTCATCACGCCGCCTCCTTCGGGAGTTCTTCCGCCTTGGGCTCGCAGAAGAAGAGGTCTTTCTGGTCGCGTTTCATGCCGACCAGGGCGAGCTTTTCTTCGGGCCAGTCGCGCAGTACGTCTTTGTTGACCTCCTCTTTCTGGCGGATGCCCTCGCGCAGGCCGAGGTCTTTGAGGCGTTCGAGCACTCCGGCCATCGTCTGCTTGGCGGCCAGCTTGAGCGAGGTGGAGAGGCGAAAGCCGATGGTGCCGTGAACAAGCTCGCGGCTCTTTTTGTCGCCCTCGAAAAGCTCGGCGCGGCGGATGACGGCGAAGGCTTCGAGGGCCTTGGCCAGCTCGTCGGCCCTGTCGCGGAAGGGCTTGGTGGAGCACGCGGCTTCGCTTCTGGCCTCTTCGATGCGCTCGTTCATGTTGGCCTCGATGAGCGCTACGTCGCGGTTGATTCCGGCCAATTCGAGCAGGGCGGCGTCGGCCTCGTCTATGGTGCCTATCACCAGTGATTTGGGCTTTATTCTGGTCATGCTTCTTTCTCCTTTATGTTCAGCAGTTTTTTGAGCTTTGTTATCTGTTCGAGGTGTACCTTCCCGCCTGCGATCTCACGGCGGCGCGGGGAGAACTTGATGTAAACCGAACTGCCCCAACCAAAACGGATGCCCCACTCTTTGACCGTTATATCCTCGGCCTTTATGGCGGCGAGGATATCGGCGATCTCTTCGTCGGTGAGGTAGCGGTAGTTCGGCGGTTTCGGCGGCTTCGGAGGCTTGGGGAGCCGGGGTACCCTCGGAGCCGCGCTCTTCACCGGAGCGGGCTTTTCGGCGGCGTCGCCGGGGAAAAGGCCGTTTAATAGGCGCGGGCACTGGTTGTAGGTGCGCTGCGGCCTCGTGGTCGACCAGTCGTCCATGCCGGGCACGGGGAGCCCGCCGTAGTGGATTAGCCCCATGCCGGGACGGTAGTCGCTTAGCGGCGAGTAAAGGCCGTAGCTCGTTTCGTAGATGTCGCGGGCGGGTTCCATCAGCAGCACTCCGGGAGTTCGCCGAACTTCGCGCAGGCGGGGGATTCGGCGTCTATCAGCGGGGCGAGGATTTTGCGGTTACGCTCTTCGAGGTAGACCAGGCCGCACCTGTCGTCGCGCCAGTCGTGGTTGGGGCTGTCGCTCCAGTTTTGCAGGTAGTTGAAGCAGTCGGCGCACTTGAGGCCTTCCGGGCCGGTGCCGGGCTCGGCGGCGTAGCCTCCGCCCCAGGCTCCGAACTGCTCGCGGCGCATAGCCGTGTACGCGGGCTCGTCGGGGACTCCGAGCATCCCGAGCTGCACGGCGCTCATGACGCCGCCTCGCAGTAGAAGTTCGGGCTCGCGGTGCGCTCGAACCTGTCGGCCTGGTCGGCCATGAGGTTGTAACGCTCGGGGTTGTGGGCGTACTGGCTGAACGTGCAAAACCGGCTGAGGCCGCGCTCAAGATAGGCGTCGGCAAGGGCGTCGAAACCGGCGTCGGATTTGGGGGATTCGTAGGCGGTTGTCATTTTCGCACCTCGCAGTTTTGGCAGCGTTTGTAGAGCCGCGCGGTGTCGGGGTTGCCCGTGCGAAGGCCGATTTTGCGGGCCAGGTCATGATTTTCGGCGCACAGGGAGGGGGCGGTTTCGCCGAGAATAGGGCAATCGACAAGCCCTTTGTGGCCGTAAACCGCCATGATTCTTTCTTCCACTCGGCTGGTTTCGGCCCCGTATTTACTCGCGAGTATCTGGCTGATGGTGGAGGGCGTGTAGCCCAGCTCGCGGGCGACTACAGACTGCCCTTTTTGCTCTACCTGTCGGCGGAGTATCTCCATCCAGATCATGGGCGGCTCCTTTTCGCCGCTTTGCGTCCGGCGCTGGGGTCGGGCAACGCCGGACGTGGCTGTCCGCGCCCTTTGCAGAGCTTCCAGAGCTTTTCTGCCCCGCGTCTGCCGTGCTCGCGCACGTAACCGGCGCCCTTGAGCATGTAGATGAAGTCCTCCACTGCTTCGCGCTTTTGCTCTTTGCCGTCGTCGAGGGCTATCTGGAGATCGCCGACGGTGAAGAAGATGGCGTCGGTGATGTAGGCCCACATGCGGTCGCGCTTTGTGAGGCGCGCGGGGCGGGGCTTTGGGCGCTTCGCGGCGGGTTTTTGCTTGCTTTCTTTCCACGTGGGGTTCTGGCGCGCGGGGCCGTGCTCGCCAAGGCGGGGCGCTACGGGGTCGTCGGCCAGCTCGGTGAGGTAGCCTTCTTTGGCGAGCTTGTCGCAGACCCGCAGAGAGGGTCTGCGGGGCAGGCCCGCCTCTTCGCACAGCATCGAGAGGGTGAAGGGCTTGCCTTCGCGCGCGCTGATCCACGCGATGACGGGGTCCATCACGGGGGCCATCAGTTGCCCTCGTCGATCCGGACGCGAAGTTTTGAGAGGTGCTCCAGCTCGATGGCGGCGAGGTTGTTGCGGCGGCCGAAGCGCTCGGCGGCTTCGAACCACATTCTTATCGGCCGGATTCGACCGCGCGCGTCGCGGGTTATCTTTTCGATGGCCTCGGGGGTTATTTCTATTTCGCATATCTCTTTGGCGAGGTCGGCGACGGCGGCGGCGTCGAAGGTGTCGAACCGAACGACGCTGCGGCAGCGGTCGACGAGGTGGTTGAGGTTGCGGCTCTTCATTTTCTGGAGGGTCTGGTCCATGCCGACGAGGATTACGGGCACGTCGGTTATGTCGTGGAGGTCGCGCAGTATCTCGACCATTTTCGCGCCGTCGCCGGATTCGAGCAGGTAATCGACCTCGTCGATGATGAGCCACTTTTCGGTGTCGAGCATGATGTCCACGGCCTGGTCGCGCAGCTCGGCGGTGCGCTTGCGAGGTACGACGCGGTATTCGGCGACGATGCGTTCAAGCAGTACGCGCGGGGTGTCTACCTTCTGGCAGCGGACGTAGGGGAAGGCCCTGTCGCGGGCGTATTTCTTTACGGTCTCTGTCTTTCCCGTGCCGAAGGCCCCGTAGACCAGCCCCATTTTGGCGTCTCCCGAAGGGGCGTTTTCGAGGGCTTCCATTCCCGTCATGAACGCTTTTACGTTTCTGGTTGTTGCGAATCTCTTCCGCATCTGTTATTTTCCTCTTTGCCATGTGGCCCCATTTCGGGGCGTAGTTGGGGCCCGGACTGCCATCCGGGCCTTTCGTTTTTTCAGCTGGCGGCGACCCACTCCTTGTCGCCTTCCATCTCCGCAAGCATCCTGACCTGTCTCGATTCTTCGTAGGCCGCCTTGACCTGGGCGAGTTCGCCGGGCGTCAATGAGCGCTGCTTCCTGAGCCGAGAGAAGTAGTCGTAGACCTCGACGGCGCTACTGAAGAGCGGGACTATCTCGGCTGTTTCGGCGGTTTCGGGCTCGTCTTGCAGCGAGGTGAAATCCGACCCCCTGAGCACAAAATCCGGGCTTTCCCCCCTGTCGCAGTTGTCTCTCGCCTCTACCGCCCGCGCGGCCTGACGGAGCGCCTCGGTGGAGTACGGGGCCGTGGCGCGCGGCAGCTCGACGACGTTTTCCAGCCGGGCCAGCGCGGCGTCCATGATCTCTTCGCCGATGGAGCCGACGGCCTGTTCTTTCGCGGATTTTTTGAGGGCTTTGGAGGCTTCGGCGAGTATCTGTTTTTGCTTTGCGCGAAGGCGCGAGGAGAACTCGGAGCGGTCGATCTCGGGGGCGCTGGGATCGACGGCGACGGCGAGAAACTCGCCGGTGGCGAGGTAGACGTAGACCCGGCCCATGTCCGTGGGGTCGGGCTTGACGAGCACTCTCTCTCCCTCGTGCCCGGCAAATTCCAGCGCGGCGTAAAAGGGGCCTCCGACCTCTACTCCCTTCTTCCTTATCACGCGGAAGCCGCCATTCTCCGCCGCCGGAACCAGGAGGGCGTCGAGCGCTCTTTCGTCGGCAATCGTGCGCACGGGTTCGGGCCATTCACGGGCGACCTCGGCCGGCGTGCGGCCCTCCAGCCCCTCGTGCGCATCCTGCTCGTAGATGGCGCGGCACCAGTTGTCGCAGAAGAGCTGGAGCTTTTCGGGGCTCATCCGCATTTCGATGGTTTCGACCTTATCTTTGTCTTTTCTGGTCAGCCGCTCGGCGAAGGAGCGCCGGGCCTCGATGTCTTTTCTCTGGGCTACGTTGTGGCCGATGTAGCCGGGCATAAGCTCCAAGAGTCCATGCGCGAAGGTTTTAAAGGCCCTTTCGATGTGGGGTTTTTCTTCGGGGCTGAAGGGTTTGCAGAGCACGGGCTCTATCTTCAGCTCGTCTTCTACCCTGGTGATGTGGGCGGCGGTGTAGTCCTTGCCGTTGTCCTTGTGTATTTTTTCCGGCACGCCCCAGTCGAGGAGCCCACGGCGTATCAGCGCGGCTATTCCGGCGGCGCTGGAAGAGGGTTTGACGAGGATTTTTAACCGGCGCGAGTAGACGTCGATGAGGCCGAGCAGGTTGTAGCGCAGGCCGTCGGAAAGGAGTATGTCGGCCGGGCTTGAGTCCATCTCCCAGCGCTGGTTTAGCCGGGTGATGTATTCGTCGGCCTTGCCGACGGCATACATGTATTTTGATTTCCACGCGTCGGGGTTGGTGATGTAGAGGTAGAGGGCGGCGTGGTCTGCCTTCCACTTGACGACGTAGCGGCGGACGGCGTGGTAATCGGGGGCCTCGCCGAAGCGCGCCGCGAGGCCGTCGTGGATGTGCTCGATCTTCGCGTGGGGGTGTTCGACCATCATGGCGACGATGAATTTTTGCTGCTCGCAGGTTATCGTGCGGGGGCCTCGCGCCGCGCCGTAGCTGCGGGCGAGTGCGCCGAGTCCGCCGTTTTCGTAGGCCGACGACCACCTGTCTACCGTTGACCGCGAGACGGCTATTTTTCCGTTGCGGGTAAGGGGCGCGATGATCTCCGCCGCAAGGTCGATGGAGCCCTTCTGGAGCAGCTCGCAGAAAAGGATCGTGCCGCGCCGCTTGGGGAGGCCGGAGGCGGCTATAAAGGCGTCGCGCTCTTTGAGGAGGGCGGCGACGGCATCGGCCTCGGCCCTTCTCGCGGGAGATAGCTGATTGTATTCGGCGAGGCCGCGCTCGCGTTTCGCGCGGTTTTCTTCGGCTTTTTTCGCGGCGACTTCGCGGATTTTGCGCCCGGCCTCGGCCCCGGCGGTGGAGGCGTCGCAGACGGGTTTTTTCGTCACCGCCAGCGCGATCCGCGCGGGCTCGGGGAGGCTGGAGATATGGTACTCGTTGCGGCGGCCGCCACGGCAGGTGACGGGGCGTGAAAGCCAGTTTTGAGATAGCGCCAGTGCTATGATGTTCTTTTTGTGAGATGACAAGCCGGGCAGCCCTACCAATTCCGCAGCCGAAAACCATTCTTTGTGCATGGTCAGCCGAGCCCCCCGGACCACCAGAAGAAGAAACCGGCGAAAATAACAGTGCCGACTACCGCGCCGACGGCGACGCCCTCTATGAAGGAGGCCGCTTGCTCTTTATCGCGCTCTTCGGCGCATTTCTGGCAGCCGGTTTTTTCCATTTTCAGCTCTCCATTTCCTTTAAAAAGAGCTTGCGCTTGTGTTTTTCGCCCTTGATCCGGCGCTCTTCCTCCTCCAATCGCTGGATTTCGGCGCGCAGGGCGTCCGGCCCCGGCAGGGCGAACATCCCGGCAGCCTGGGCGAGCAGCCGAAGGGGCTCTTGAGAGCCGGTGGCGGAGCAGAAGGCGGGGAGGTATTCAGCGGGGAAGCGATAGGCTTCTTTGGATTCAGCCGTCCACGCGTCTAGCTGGAATTTCGAGACATCGCGCCCGAGGAGCTCGCCCATCTTTCCGGCGATCTCCCAGCGGGAAAGAGGGCTCTGCTTTATTGCGTCTATAATGGATAGGCGAAGCTTTTCGGCGACGTCGAGGCTGCCTTCCGTCCGGGGTTCGGGCGTGGACTGGAGGCTCATGAGGAGATCGAGCAAAGACCCTTGCCGGGATTCTATTTTTTCCTTGCGCTTAGGCATTGCGACCCCTGTCAAGGTCGGCTATCCTGACGACAATACATTTCGGTTTAGGGGAGCCGTCGCGGTTGTAGCGGGTAGGCCAAAGCTCTTGAGGAGTGGTTCCGAGCTTGGCGGCGAGAATATCCTGCACCTGCGGCCACGCTTTTACCCAAACCGAGGAAAAAGAGCGCCGTGCGTAGCCGTGTTCTTTGGCTAGCGCCGCAAGGCTGGACCCACATTTTTTTAGAGCGGCGACGACGTCTGCAGGGTGGACGTCCATTTTTCTGTTTGTCAGCTTTTTAGCGGCGCTCATCTGTATCCTTCCCCGGTCTTACCGCCGGGGTTTTTAAGGGCCTTCTACAGTTGACGTGTAAGATAGACACGCCGATTATTGCGCGCCATATTGTGGATGTCAACCATTAAGATAGTTGCCACACTAAATTTTTTCTCACTTTTTTGTGTTTTTAGTTGTTTTGCTTGTATTTACGGCTGCTTACAGAAAGTGTGGCAGCGACTTGAGCCCGCCACACTTTTGCCACACTTAGACTTTGAAAGTGTGGTAGCTAAAGGGAATGGATGAGTCTCGCGGAAAGGCTGAAAAAAGCACGCAATTTAATGGGCATGGATCAGCAGTCGATGGCCAATTTTTTGGGCGTCGGCTATCGCTCGTGGCAGGTATATGAGTCAGGGAAATCTACTCCCGGCAGTCAGGTCATTGAAGTTCTCGTCACGAAGGCCGGTTTCAACGCTAACTGGATTTTAGCAGGCGAGGAGCCAGTTTTTATTCGCGAGCCCACCATAACAAAAGGGTTCGAGATGGGGAGCAGAATGGGGACGCCGCTGTCGAAAGTGGTGCCCTTAGAAGATTCCGGCTCTATGCGAGCCTGCCCCCCTGATCCCGATTATGTGCAGGTGCCGCGCTATGGAGTGGATGTTTCGGCTGGGCCGGGATCGTCGGTAGAAGGGGAACTTGTCCTGGACAGGCTGGCTTTCAGCCGTAGATGGATAAAGTTTCGAGGGTTGGACCCGGAAAAATTAGCGGTTGTTCGCGTTGTGGGCGATTCTATGATGCCTACATTGCTGGACGGCGACGATATAATGCTGGATTTAAGGAATGTTAAACCTTCTGCCGACGCTATTTACGTTATAGAAGTTGCTGGCGACGTTCGCGTTAAGCGTTTGCAACCCAGAATTGACGGCTCTATTATTATTAAGAGTGATAATCCGGCGTATGAGACGGAGATTATCAGCGCCCCTGATACCGAAAGGCTTCGCGTTCTAGGGCGCGCGGTGTGGGCAGGGAAGAATTTGTAGGGGGATGGTAACAAGATGAAGAGAATGCTGGCGGTTGCGATTATTCTCGTTTTCGCGGGATCGGCTCTTGCTGTTGATGGATACAATGAGTGGAATTGGGGAGCAGATAAGACGACAATTATGGAGGACACTGCGGGGCAGTGCTATCAGGACAGTTTTATTGGTTTAGACGCTTTGACGTGCCCTCGTTTTAAGTGGGGAGATCAATCCACAAGCGCGAGAATTATTTTTTTCAATAATAAATTTCACCAACTTATTATAAATGTACCTTCGTGGATTAGTAGCGACGAAGTACTCCATTCAGCCGAAAAAAAATTTGGAAAACCTTCACGCATTCCTACGGAAGCTGAATTGAGAGATTTCGACAAAAAAGGTATTTCTATTACTTGGGGATTTGATAAAAACACCCTTTCGGTGACAGTCCTAAAAATGTCTGGAGCGGAAGAAACTAACGTTACTTATACCTCTCCGAAGTTTTCTTCCCTTTACGAGCGCTTTAAAAATGAAAGTGGGAGTTCTTTCCCAAAAGGGTCTATTTTCAACCCCTGACGGGCGGTCTCATTTTCGGTGCAAATTTTGTTTTTTTCGACTTTTGGTCCCATTTTTTTAAACTCTCTTTTCACCCTCTTAAAATTTTCATTTTTTCCCGTTATTTCAACGCATTTTTGACTCATTTTTCATACTCTTCCTTATTTACCGCCGGTCCTATACTCAGTACCCCCGTACAAGGAGGTCGGTCGTTCTTCTCGCACGCCCCGGTTTGTCAGCCGCCCGGCGACAACCTTTTCGAAGCCACTCCAACTCGCCTTTTGGCCTGGCCTGATTCACTGGCCTGATTCAGGAGAGCGGCAAAGGTCGATTTTATTTTCCCGTCTCAACCGTTTTGATTGGATTTGTCTGCGTTACCACTGAATAAATTTTACTAGAGACTTGTTTCACAAGCGGGGATTTGATAAGGTGTGAAAATGTCCCTCCGATAAGGGCAAAGCCGGAGAAATCCGGCGGCGCAAAGCCACGGGTCCAGCAAGTGGATGGCCGGGTTGACGAAGAGGGTGCTGCAGTGCGTAAAGCGCCTTTTCCCCTTTGGAAATGGCGCTTTTTTGTTTTTTCGCGGCAGCTGAAAATAATTGAAGGTGACGGAAATTATTTCTATCAGGAGATTCCGATGAGACTTCCGGAAACCCGCAGGGCAATAATAAACATGATCAGATTATGTGCACTGTCGGCGGTGTTGCTTCTTCTATCGGGAAGTTTCGCGATTTCAACAGCTTCAACACTCAGATTCACCAAAATATCCGCCGGATTTGCTTATCATACCCTGGCGGTGGATTCCGATGGTTTCGTCTGGGCCTCGGGGAATAACCAGTACGGGCAATTAGGCGACGGAACAACGACAATACGGCCGGTTCCAGTGCAGGTAAACGGTTTGAGCGGTGTAAACGCGGTCTCTGCCGGGTCGAACTTTTCTCTTGCCCTGAGAAACGACGGCACTGTGTGGGCGTGGGGGTATGGCAATTGGGGACAACTCGGGGACGGGACGCAAACCACCAGGACAACCCCCGTGATGGTTGTCGGACTGTCGGATGCCGTCGCAGTTTCCGCCGGTCAGCATCACTCCCTGGCACTCAAAAGCGACGGAACCGTATGGGCATGGGGCTATAACGCTACCGGCCAACTGGGCGACGGGACGGCTACAGCAAAATTTACTCCTGTCAGAGTCGCCGCCTTGACGGGCGTAATCGCCATTGACGCCGGATACCGCCACTCAATGGCCCTCCGTAACGACGGCACAGTATGGGCTTGGGGCTACAACAGCTCCGGTGAGATTGGCAACGGGACTACTACAAACAAGTTTGCGCCGGTTCAGGTCACCGGTCTTACTGGTGCAACTGCGATTTCTGCGGGTGCATTTTCTTCACTCGCCATCCGAAACGACGGCACAGTTTGGGCGTGGGGCGACAATGCCTTCCGTCAGTTGAGTGACGGAACAACGGTTGATAAGCCGTCTCCGGTTCAGATAGCAGCCTTGGCGGGTGTCACCGCCGTTTCTGCCGGGTTTTACCAATCCCTGGCCATTCTGGGCGACGGCACTGCATGGAAGTGGAATAGCAGTGGAATGGCGCAGGTAAACGGCCTGACGGACGTCACCCTTGTTTCCGATGGTTATGGTTTCTCCGTTGCCCTTCGCAGCGACGGCTCTTTTTGGGCCTGGGGAGACATTGCTTACGGCCAACTTGGCAACGGGACGATGTTCAACGAATGGTCCCCCGTTCAAATTGCCGGACAAACGGGTTATTCAAAAGTTTCTGCAGGAGCCAGGCACTCTCTTGCCCTTAGCAGCGACGGCACCGTTTGGTCTTGGGGCAACAATCTTTATGGCCAGTTGGGCGACGGGACAACAGTTGAAAAATTGTCTCCGGTAATGGTGAGCGGGCTTGCAAACGTTACCGCGGTTTCGGCTGGAAATGATTATTCCCTCGCCCTCCGCAGCGACGGCACCGTTTGGGCCTGGGGCTACAACGCAACAGGCCAGCTCGGCGATGGCACGGCAGTAAACAGATACTCGCCGGTGCAAGTATCGGGCATGACCGGCGCAACCGCAATCTCCGCCGGGTACATCCACTCTCTTGCACTGCGGGACGACGGTACGGCATGGGCATGGGGCTCGAACTCTTACGGGCAGCTTGGAGACGGGAATGAATGGACATCTTATAGCCCGGTCCAGGTAGCAGGCCTTACGGGCGCAACCGCGGTTTCCGCCGGAGCCTACTACTCCCTGGCCCTAAGAAACGACGGCACTGTTTGGGGGTGGGGCTGCAACAACTCCGGGCAGCTTGGAGACGGAACAACGACAAACAGGCCTAATGCGGTTCAGACCGCCGACACGACCTCTATAATCGCTCTTTCTACAGCGATAAGTCATTCCCTTGCCCTCCGGAATGACGGCACTGTGTGGGCGTGGGGAACCAACGGCAACGGCCTGCTTGGCGACGGAACGACGACATCCAGGTTGAGACCGGTTCAGGTCGCAGGCCTATCAGGAGCGACCGCAGTATCCGCGGGATACGGACATTCACTGGCAACTGTTAATGACGGTACTGCATGGGCGTGGGGGGGCAATACGAACGGGGAACTGGGTAACGGCACATCCCAGGGCAGTCTTACGCCCGTTCAGGTGGATTTCGTTACCGGCGCGACAACGGTTTCTGCCGGGGGATATCATTCCATGGCCCTGAAAGACACCAACGTGCTGGTGTGGGGCAGTAACGGATATGGACAACTGGGCACGGGAAACGACGCCGAATGGCTTACGCCGTTTCAATCATTTATCATCGACGGTAATCTTGCACCGCTCCTGGACTCCATCGGGCTGCAGATTATCTCAGAAAATTCAAACCTCTCTTTCACTGTCTCCGCAAGCGATCCGGACGGCGACACCCTGACCTACAGCGCTACCGGACTTCCCGCCGGTGCCACCCTCGACGCTTCCACCGGGGCCTTCAACTGGACGCCCGATTACTTACAGTCGGGCACCTACAGCGTTATCTTTAGCGTAACCGACGGCGTCCTCTCGGACAGCGAAACCGTAGACATAACGGTAAGCGGCGTAAACCGCCCTCCTGTGCTGTCCGCAGTAGAAAATAAGGAGGTCGACGAGAACACCGCCCTCTCCTTTGCCGTCCTGGCAAGCGATCCGGACGGCGACATCCTGTCTTACAGCGCGACCGGACTTCCCGCCGGTGCCACCCTCGACGCTTCCACCGGGGCCTTCAACTGGACGCCCGATTACTTACAGTCGGGCACCTACAGCGTGACCTTCTCGGCAACCGACGGCGTCCTGACAGACACCGGGACGACCACCATTGTCGTCAACAACAATATCCACGCTCTGTTGCTTTCCCCCATCGGCGACCAAAACCTCTCTGAAGAGGAAAATCTTTTCTTCCTGCTGTCCACAGATGACTTTATTCCCGGTTCGCATTTGACCTACAGCGCAGCCGGGCTCCCCGCCGGTGCGACGTTCGAACCCTCGATGGGGGAATTCGTCTGGTCACCGGATTTTACCCAGGCGGGAAGCTACGAGGTGACCTTTACCGTTACTGACGATCAGACTCCTGCAAACAGCGATTCCGAGACCATCACAATAACCGTTACAAACATTAACGTTCCGCCCTATTTTGTCACCATAGGCAACAAGAGCGTCAACGAAAACGCCACTCTGTCCTTCATCCTCAGAGCCGACTCTATCGACGGCGACTTTCTGACCTACGACTCTATACCCCTGCCTGACGGAGCGGACCTCGACCCTGTTACCGGAACCTTCCTCTGGAAGCCCGATTACTGGCAGTCGGGCAGCTACAGTGTAACTTTTGTTGTCTCAGACGGCGCCCTCATCGATACGGAGACGATAAGCATTGTTGTCAACAACGTCAATCAGCCACCTGTGCTGGCTCCTATAGGAAGCAAGAGCGTAGTTGAAAACACGGCTTTGTCTTTCACGATCTCCGGACCAGACCCCGACGGCGACCCGGTTGTCTACAGCGCGACCGGTCTTCCCACTGGGGCGAGCTTCGACGCAGCCACAAAAATCTTCAACTGGACGCCCGGTTCCTCGCAGATAGGCACCCACAGCATTACCTTCACCGTAACCGACGGCGCACTCACCGACAGCGAGACGATAAGCATAGCCGTCATCAGCGCTGACTCTCCGGTGCTGGCGGCTATCGGAAGCAAGACCGTCAAAGAGAACGAACCGCTGTCCTTCACGCTATGTGCGACCGATCCGAACGGCGATACGTTGACCTACAGCGCTGCAAGCCTGCCTGCCGGAGCGACTCTCGAAGTTTCCTCAGGGGTTTTTAACTGGACGCCTGACTATACGCAGAAGGGCTATTACAGCGTTGTCTTTACAGTTTCAGATGGCGCCCTGTCCGACAGCGAGACAATTGTCATCAACGTACAAAATATGAACCGTGCGCCGTCATTTTGGGCGATAGGGCCAAAGACGGTCAATAAAAACAAGCTTCTCGACTTTTCATTGAGAGCTTCGGACCCCGATGGCGATTTTCTGGCTTACAGCGCTTCAGGACTCCCCTCTGGGGCGGTTTTCGACGAGCTTTCCGGATATTTCAGCTGGAAGCCGGACCTGTCTCAGGCTGGAACCCACCCGGTCACCTTCACCGTCAGCGACGGAAGCCTGTCCACCAGCGAAACGGTGGAGATAACGGTAACGGGCTACAACAACCCGCCGGTTCTTTCAGCCGTAGGCAATAAAACAATCTACCCTGGTGAGTCCTTGACCTTCGCCCTGTCAGCCTCAGATGCCGACGGCGACGGCCTTGTATTCGATGCTGTCGGTCTTCCTCCGGGGGCGACCTTCGATGCCTCGACAAAGATCTTCAACTGGACTCCCACGGCAGAGGAAGCAAGCGCTTACGACGTCACTTTTACCGTGACCGACAACGGGACTCCTCCCCTCAAAGATACCGAGACCGTAAAAGTAATAAAAAAGCTTCTGTTGCCGGTTTCAAAGATTTCCGCGGGGCCCAGGCACACTCTGGCATTAGCCTCCGACGGCACTGTCTGGGTTTCGGGTTCAAACGAGTATGGACGTCTGGGCGACGGAACAACCACGGACCGGTGGTCGCCGGTCCAAATCGCCGGTCTGACGGGAATAACCGACATTTCCGCCGGGGGTTTTCACTCCGTGGCCTTGCATGCCGACGGCACCGTATGGGCGTGGGGATGCAACATCTATGGACGCGTTGGCGATGGCACAACGACCGACAGGTGGTCGCCGGTCAAGGTAAGAGCCCTTACCGGAGTGACGGCTATCTCAGCCGGAGGCTACCACTCGCTGGCATTGCGCAACGACGGCACGGTATGGGCCTGGGGTGGAAACACTTTCGGACAGCTTGGCGACGGGACATTGAACAACAGAAGCGTTCCCGTACCGGTGCCGGGCCTGACGGGAGTGACGGCCGTATTCGCTGGGGGGGACCATTCTCTGGCCCTCAAGGGCGACGGAACGTTGTGGGCCTGGGGAAATAACTCTTCAGGTCAACTCGGCTTTGGAATCGGAAACAGGTCAACGCCTGCCCAGCTTACAAACTTGACCGGTGTAACCACGGTTTCAGCAGGCAATTCATATACCCTGGCGGTAAAAGGCGACGGCACAGTCTGGGCCTGGGGCAGCAACAGCAGCGGAAGTCTGGGCGACGGGACAAACACTATAAGGTATAACCCGGTTCAGGTGGTCGGCCTGACCGGAGTTGCCGCGGTTTCCGCAAAATACTCACACTCTGCGGCGCTCAAAAACGACGGCACCGTGTGGACGTGGGGTAGCAACAGCATCGGTCAGCTGGGCGATGGAACGACGACAGACAGATGGGTGCCGGTGCAAGTCGCCGGTCTCACCGGAGTTACAGCGGTTTCACTGGGAGAGCTCTACTCCCTTGCCGTGAAAGAAGACGGCACAGTATTTGGGTGGGGTAACAACTACTACGGACAGCTGGGCGATGACACCGTGTCTTACGTGCTTGGGCAGACGCAGGTTAAAGGCATCGGAGAGGTATCGTCGGTTGCCGCAGGGTTGGAGCATTCCCTTGCCTTGGACAGCGAAGGCACTGTGTGGACCTGGGGTAGAAACGCAAGAGGTCAGCTGGGCGACGGCACAACGGCAGACAGCTGGGACCCGGTGCAGGTTACAGGATTGACCGGGATAACAGCTATTGCATCGAGGTATTCCCACTCCCTGGCCCTGCGCGGCGACGGCACCGTGTGGGCCTGGGGATGGAACGTCAACGGGCAACTGGGCGACGGAACAACGACAGACAGACCAGAGCCGGTGCAGGTTGCCGGATTGACCGGCATTAAAGCCGTCGCCACAGGAGATTTGCACTCTATTGCCTTAAGAGACGACGGCACCTTATGGGCCTGGGGCTATAACTCCATGGGCATTCTTGGAGACGGAACGGTTACAAACAGGCTAATCCCTGTGCAGGTCGTCGATTTGACTGGTGTGATTGCGATTTCCGCATCGACGAGGAGTTCCCTTGCCCTTCGGGGAGACGGCACGGTATGGGCCTGGGGCTGGAACATTCTCGGCGACGGGACAAGATCAAACCGTTCAAGACCCGTGCAAGTCGTCGGCTTGACCAGTGTGGTCGCCATTTCCTCAGGAACAAGTCACTCACTGGCCCTGCGTGCGGACGGCACGGTGTGGGCCTGGGGCTGGAACGGTGATGGGCAGCTTGGCGACGGGACAAAGACGGAGAGGCTTGTGCCGGTTCAGGTTAACGGCCTTTCGTACGCAATTCCGGCTACTTCCGGCGCCCATTCCCTTGCGGCTGGACTAGATGGAAAATTGTGGGCCTGGGGCGACAATTCTTATGGGCAGCTTGGCGACGGGACAGTGATCGATAGACTGAATTCCATTTCGGTTCCGGGCCTTGCCGACGTAAAAGCGGCTGTAGCCGGGGGGACCCATTCACTTGCGCTGAGGGACGACGGCACCGTATGGACCTGGGGAAACAACCTTTACGGCCAGGCCGGCACCGGGGTAGCCACAAGCACGGCGGTCCCCTCGCTTTCTTTCATGATCGACGTGTCCCATCGCCCATTTCTTGGCCCCATCGGCTCCTGGACGACGGATGAAAACACCGAGCTGGGCTTTACCCTCCGGGCCACCGACATTGACGGCGATGTCCTGGCGTACAGCGCGGTCGGGCTTCCCTCGGGAGCGGTCTTTGATACCCTTACCGGTGCTTTCAGCTGGACTCCCGATTACACGCAGGCCGGCATGCACAGCGTGACCTTCACCGTCACCGACGGCGCCCTGACCGACAGCGAAACAGTGGAAATCACCGTCATCGACGTCAACCGCGCTCCGGTTCTGGATGCTGTCGGAGACAATACCGCCCCCGAAAACACCCATATCTCCTTTACGCTCTCGGCCTCAGATCCTGACGGCGACGGGCTGACCTACAGCGCTACAGGCCTTCCCGCCGGAGCGACTCTGGATGCAACCACAGGGGCTTTTGGCTGGACACCTGATTACACCCAGTCGGGAAGCTACAGTGTTACATTCACCGTCACCGACGGCGCCCTCGCCGGCAGCGAAACAGTGGATATCACGGTAAGCAACGTCGACCTCGCGCCGGTGCTTGAGACCGTCGGCGGCAAGAATGTATCTGAGAATTCCAGTCTTTATTTTTCACTCTCCGCCACCGACCCCGACAACGACGAATTGACATACAGCGCCGTCGGCCTTCCATCGGGAGCCAGCCTGGACGCTTCCACGGGGGCCTTCAGCTGGACGCCGGATTACACGCAAGCCGGCACTCACAGCGTGACCTTCACCGTCACCGACGGCGCTCTCACCGACAGCGAGTCAATCAGCATCGACGTTGCGAACGTCAACCGCGCCCCGGTAATGGCAGTAACAGGAAACAAGGCCGTCAATGAGTCTTCAGCCCTGTCCTTCGACATTTCCGCGACAGACCATGACGGCGACAACCTGACCTACAGCGCCATCGGCCTTCCCTCGGGAGCCAGCCTGGACGCTTCCACCGGGGCCTTCAGCTGGACGCCCGATTACACTCAAGCCGACCGCTACAGAGTTACTTTTACAGTCACCGACGGCACCCTCACCGACAGCGAAGCTATCGACATCCTCGTAACCAACACCAACCGCGCCCCGGTAATGGCTGTAACAGGGAGCAAGGCCGTCGATGAGTCTTCAGCCCTGGCGTTCGGCATTTCCGCAACCGACCCTGACGGCGACAACCTGACTTACTTCAGCGCCGTCGGCCTTCCCGCCGGAGCCAGCCTTGACGCTTCCACCGGGACCTTCAACTGGACGCCCGATTACACGCAAGCCGGCATTCACAGCATTACCTTCACCGTAACCGACGGCGCTCTCACCGACAGCGAGACTGTGGAAATAACAGTCAACGACGTCAACCGCGCCCCGGTAATGGCAGCAATCGGCGACAAGACCATCGCCGAAAAGGCAGGTATCTCTTTCACTCTCTCCGCGACAGACCCTGACGGCGACAGCCTGACCTACAGCGCGACCGGCCTTCCCGCCGGAGCCAGCCTTGACGCTTCCACCGGGACCTTCAACTGGACGCCCGATTACACGCAAGCCGGCACTCACAGCATTACCTTCACCGTAACCGACG